TATTGCGCCAGTTTTACTGCGCTTATAAAGAGTTGCGTGTTGCATGTGTTTGTGTTTGTGGGATGCAAAAGTACACGGCTGCGTGTACGATAGTTCACCCTGTTAAGAAGTGTGGTAACGACAACAGCACCCAATAGTGAGTGCTGCGTTGAGACAGTCCCGTTACCGGGTACTGAGTATGTTCGTGAGCGTTAGTTGGCGCTCGCTGTAAAGAATGGAATGGTGTCTGAAGCAAGCTGCTCCAGCAGTTCGTGTACCTGCTCTCCGTCTGCGGTTTCCTTCATGGCTACCAGTGTAGCACACATGGCTACCTTCTGGAAGTTGATGTCGATGGGTAGTTCTTTGTATAAGTCGAGGGCTTCCTCGAGGTGTACGATGAGCAAATCCTTAGGCAGGAGTTTCGCCAATAGGGTGACCATATTGTCTTTTGTCTTGTACATCTAAATCGTTTGATGATGTAAATGTAGAAGAGTTTATAGTATGACACAAATCTATTTGATGAGTGGTGTTTAAGTAAATGAGTGTGAGTACACCTCGGGATTACTCCTCCGGTGCTCACTCACACATAAATGTTGTTTATGTGAGCCGATTAATATCTCTAATCGGCTTACGGTAAGTTACCGCCAATGTCGCTTGACTTCTTCCACCTTAATTTGTGATAGCACTACGCCAATACTCATACGTTATCGGCCATGCCTGACGGAGAACCCCCGCCCTTCCCGTCCCAAATTCTTCCTATATTCGGGACAAAACTTCTGGCCCTGCCATTGCCAAGCAGTGTACCGTTAGCGTCAGTCCATACCTTTACTTCTTATATCAATTTGTAAGCTTATAACCTTACAAAAGTAGTCAGGACAGGATTCGAACCTGTATGCTTAAGTATTGCTAAGAAGTACCATAGCTTGACCCAATTCCGCCACCTGACTATTTGTTTATTTATTCAATAGGAGGTGCCATAGTGTAACACGCTTTAATATCAGCGTACGATAGATAATATTGTACTGGAGATCCATCGTCCCATGATACAATCGAAAATGAGCACCGGATTTTTTCCTCGTCAATTCCGAACCATTTGTATTGAGTACCACCTTTAATTGTTAACGTAGCCATGTCACTTGTTAAATGAACATGAGTTTGTGCTTCGTTATCAAAGTAAATATCGTCATCTGCAATGGTGATCTTTATCTCGACTTCTTTTTTGGGAGACCATTTCCAGGTGTTTGTTTTCTTATTTAGGATTGCTGTACTCACGCGAGTTGTGTAATAAGTTGTCTGACCATACAACACTGTGGTTGCAACGGTCAAGATTAGTAATAATAGATACTTTTTCATTGTTGAATTATTTAGTTGTGTGATAGATATGCGGAGAATAGGGACACTAATCTCCGCACTTGATTTTACCTTACCCTGGTCATTATCCTGCTGTTACCTTTACAGCCGTAGCCGCTGGTAGCGCAAGATGAGAACAGGATGATTGTGGCTATCAGTATCATTGCGAGTAGTGATAGCCATGAATTTACAGATGCTTTCATATATATGCGATTTGTGATGATCCCCGTAGGGAATAAGATCGGTACGCTTACTCAAGGAGCGACGCTCATGTGCCCGAAGACGGAGCTGCAAGCCTATATTTGGGCGTACCAATTAGTTTAAGCGGTTGTGCGTTGATTAGTTTAACCGGTTCTTACCCAGTGCTTCAGTGCGGATGCTTTGGTTGAACACAGCGTTCTCCTTGTGGGAGATGGTGTGTACATTACCTCTGTCATCCTTCACCTTCACCAGGTCTCCGGTTGTGGTTATTACGTTTACCGTTTGTACACGGCCGTTAATTAGTGCTTGCATGTGAGTGGGTTTAATGGTGTTGTAATTAACAGCCTTGCTCCTGTGTGTTGTTACAGGTTGTACCACGTCGTTGAGTGGTGACGTTGAATATGCTTTGCAGCATCTCCTTGTCCTGTGGGTACTTTGATACGAATACACTGTACATCTCCAGTATCGCTGCTTCGTAGCTACGTTTGCGTACTTCCGGAGTTGTTAGGTCTACAACCGGCTCGTTCCAGTGCTCATTACCATGTGGTAATTGCTCGTGGCCTTCAACCGGCTCAGGTACTTCTTTGAACCTCACCGTATGTGGTGGGAAGAATGTGAACTCAGTGTTGCAGCCTGGACATTTGCCTTGGCTACCTGTGACGGTTAATGCGTGCTTGAAGCAGTTCGGGCATTTGATTGTTGCCATAGTTTGTTGTGTTGTGGCTTGAGCCTGTGAAGGATGCGAGTGCTCTCTGATTTTCCTTACCAGATCTGCTATCGCATCCACGTCTGTTCCCGGTCTCATTGCGTGAGGCCATTTTGCTGGTTTGTTCATGTGAGTAAGTTTAGATAAGCATGATGCCGTTGGATACTTCCACATGGTAATGTCTGGTGTACCAGCACTTACGCCTGTGGTGTATGATGCTAAGCTTTACGTTGCCTGCATTGCTGACAATCAAGCGATACCGTTGTGTACCCAGCAGTTGCGGGTTGTTGATGAGTGCTGCTATCTCGCGATTCTCAGCCCTTGGGGCATAGGTCACCGCTATTGCGGTTATTGGTTGATTCATGTCAAAGAGCTTTGTGGCGTTAGCCGGTTAGTTAATCGAATTGTAATTGCTCATGAAGCCACTCTGCCAGTTTACGTTCCTCACGCTTGGTCATTGGCTTTTCAGGCTCATCTACCCAAGTCTCAGCCCATTGTGGGTCATAAGGAGCTTCACACATTGGGCATGTATCCATGTTTGCGTGAGGCTGATACTTGTAGTTGCATTCTTTACATACGCCAATGTTGTAGCTCATGTCTGTGAGTTTGTGAGCTATGCCCCGGCCAGGGATGTCTCCTTATCCCTCATCAGGGACTGGCCAGGCATAGTTCGATGATTAGTTAATGTTATTCAGGTACGAATGCGCCAGTGATCCACTCTTGTATCACCTTGACCTTGGTGTAGTTGATGTCCTCACCGAACGGGTAGTCGTTGAACCCGAGATACCACTTGTTCTCCATGTGGTATGATGCAGCTCCATAAGGGTAGTTAGCGCCCATGTCATCGGTGCTGTATACCCTCTTGCCTCTAAGCTCACTTACTCTGTGAAGAGTGGTATGAGTACGACAGTTGTAGCCCTCACTGAGTGATACCACGAGTACACGAGCGTTGAGCCTGTCCTCTATTGCCCTCAGGCTTAGCACATAGGAGTCACGGTCATCAGCAGTGCTGAAGTAGTGGTTGCCAGGCTGTGCCCCATGTATCTTGCGGTGCTCTTCGTTGTAGAACCCTCCCCATGTGTGTACCATGAATAGGTATTCCATGTTGTCCATGCTCTTGTCCATAGTTGTAGAGTTTGTGGCAGAAGCTGTACAGGTATAGCGAGCCAGTGTGAGTGGTGTTGTGCTACAATGTGGGCTTTAACCGGGTTAATGAATGAGTTGTGCGTTATCGGCGGCGAATGTAGCCACGATTATGTGCGTTATCGGTATCCTGTGGACATGTCATGCGTGGTGATGGCTACGTCCGTGAGGAGTTGGGAACTGTATAGTGCTGTAAGTGTGTGGGTTGGGTGGTAGAATGACCATGCTGAGAGAGTGGTTTGAGGCGGAGGTGGTGCAGGCGCCCCGCGCCGTCCTCGCACACGTTGCTCTCGTATAGCTGGCTAACTCGTGCTGGCTACCTCTCAGTGGGCGCAGCCGTATTGGCTACCGAGTCACCTCCTCGCAGGAAGATGCGTGAGCATCCTCCATGTACCGACGCTTAGGTCAGTCGTGGTGGTCGTAGTCGCCGGTCTCCGCCTCCCAACTTGTGCGTGAGCGTATACTGTCGGTCGAGTGCACGGTCGCCCCGTCGGTCGAGCAGAGCATGCCGACAAGGCTGAGTGCCCACGCCATGAGCAGCAGCCCGACCATAACCTGAGCAGCGGCTGTGCCGAAGTCAGCGGGTGTGCTGGCAACAAGTATAGTTGCGAGCACGAATGTTGAGCCACCGAAGGTGACAAGAAATGCTTTTTCCATGTGAGTGGGTTTTAGCAAGCTGAATAATAAAAGATGCCCAACGGGGGAGCAACAGGGACTTCGGGCGTTTTTGTCGCCGCACCGAAGTGTGATGGTCTGCCGTCAGGCATCTTGTGAAGTCGACTTGTACTTCAAGAGCCCGAAGGCTGACAAGTCTTAGATAACAGCGTTGATGCTTGTTGCAGCGCCTTTCAGCAATGCAGCAGCAGCCTCAGCCTCATTGGCGTCCATATCAGGCAGGCAAAGGTCAACACCACTTGCTGTGCTGGTCTTGTAAGCAATCTCTTCCAACACCACGTCATTGAAACGGGTTTCGCTGCCAACAACGCCGTCCTTGGTTGTGAACTCCGTTGGAGCGTCAGCAACCCTGCCGTTGAAAGGTCTTCCCTTCAGCAGTTGGCTCTTGCCAATGGTGTCATCCCACACGCTCACGTTCACGCAATGTGCGTCACGGATGCTGTATGCTTGAGCTTTGGCCTGCTCAAGAGATAAGCTCAATACCTTTGCACCGAAACCTTTCAAGGCGTCAGCAGCTGTTGGTAAGAACTTGTTCGTGCGGCATTGGCGCACAGAGTTGTTCTCACGAACGAACTCATTGCCAACCTGCATGATTTTGATGCCGTCAGCATACTCACCAAACTGAACGATAGCGTCCTTGGTGGTAATCTGCGACATCAAGGCATTGTACACCTCTCTTGGTGTAGTTGCGCCTTTAATACTCCTTCCTGTGTTCTTCGCTGTGTTCATACGACGTCGGTGATATAGTCACCACTCTTGGTTTGTGGCTGCACGCCCTGACAAGGGATAGCAGCCGGTTAAGGAATGAAGTCACACTCCTCCTGATGTACAAGGTGTCCGACACGACGTGCTGTGCTCAGGTGCTCACGTTCGATGACGTGGAAGCGATGGAGCAAGACGTGGTGTGCTGTGGACAGCGTGCACGAGGAGTGCGAAGCGTGGTGAGAGAATTCTCAGAGCACTCTTCTACGCTGGGAAAGCAAGCCCGACACCAAAGTGGTACGGGTACTTCCAACGCATTACTTAGGTAGCGGCGTCTCCAGGAGGTGATCCCACCCTCACAACACACGCGCTACTTTTCAGAGGGGTGGGGTACTTTCTCAGATCTCGGGAGGGGTGGGGCCTTTTCTACAGGTACCCGGTTCTGCTGTTTCCTTTACATGTACCTGGCATCGTGTACAGGAAGTTGCACTTTCCTTTACATGTAGGTGGGGTGTGTACAACTACGCGTACCCGACATGTCCACAGGGGTGTTCTTTACCCATAGGAAATGATAAGAAGGGGGCCTTGGGCCCGATGAGCCACCAGTAAGGGTTTGCTCATTTCGGTCATACTCCCACAGAGTATGAAAGTACACGGACACGGTATGAAAGTACACGGTGGGAGTATGTCACTACATCTGGCCGTGTACGAACTACACCGGGCTCGTGTAGTTTTGCCTTCATGGACACAGCAACAATAGCCAAGATCTGCTACGAGACCGACAGGTTAATAGGGAACACACAACTCGAGGGGAAGAACTTCAGAGGGTGGGCTACCCTTACACTGCCTGAGCAGCAAGTACATATAGATAACACGCAGAGGTTGATAGATAGTATTCCGGATGAGAAGAAGCTAACAGCATCGGACTCTATAGAGTACAGAAGGAGCTCAGTAACCAGACTCATTACCCTAACCCTTGTAACTCAATGAGTCTGATAGAGAAGAAAGTACGGGTAAAGAACACGGAGACGGTAGTTGATACCGCCACTGGCGAGATGGTGACTACCTCTAAGGAGTTTACCATCAAGACCACAACCGACGAGTTCTTCATGATGTACGTGCAGTCTCTGTCCCTGCTGCACAACATAACCAGTATGACCTGCATGAGGCTATTGGCACAGATGGCAGCGTGGGTGGACTGGAAGTCGAACAGCTGTTTCTTAAGTACCAGCAGGCGTAAAGAACTCTGCACGTCGCTGAAGGTGGGGAACCAAGCTATCAGCAACGCACTTACACAACTTACCTCCAGCGGCATGATCGCTTACGTGTGCCGCGGGGAATACCAGGTGAATCCTTACCTCGTTTGGAAGGGCTCCACCGCAGAACGTGAGCGATACCTAAGAAAACACGGAGCGATGTTAACCATACGCTTTAAGATGAATCCTAAACCCTAATCCAATAATCCTATGTCAGTTGGTAGTAAAACCTCCATCAAGCAAGTTACAGTTGCCAACGAGCGGCTGTACAAATTAGTCGCATACAAGTGTGACACATCCCCAAAGCAGGTGGAGGAGTGTGTAGACATCCTGAGCAAGTTCATCAAGTCTACGATGGAAGAGGGCGCTTTCGACGGCGTCATGATTCCGTACTTCGGTAAGATCCGTGTCAAGGTAAAGAGGGCACAGTGGATCAACCACAGGAAGACACTTCCACATCTACCAACTCATATCAAACCCAAAGTCCTATGAGCAACCTACGACTCCGTAAGATCTTCAGCTGTGGTGAAGTGCTGGCGCCCGACCTATACAGGCGGCTGCAAGTACTTGACTCTAATATGTTCTATGGTTGTGAAGGTGAGTTCAGAAAGAACAGGGACTGGTGGGTCATAGTGGACAACGACATTATAGTAGCCTATTGTGGCAGCTGGTACTCAGAAGGAGTATGCATGATGAACCGGGCCTGGGTGTACAAACCCTACCGTGGTAAGGGACTTCAAAGGCGTATGATAGCCACCAGAGTAAAAGCTGCTGACCAGAAGGACTGTACTGTGGTAATCACATACACAACTGTCGACAACCCAATATCCTCCAACAACCTTATCCGGATGGGGTTCAACATCTACGACCCATGCTACAAGTATGCGGGTAAGGGGATGAACTACTTTAAACGATCAACCTAATGGAACTCTTCGAGATAGATGACAACGACTACACCGTCAAGCTCAACCGTGCCTGGCTGTACCTGATACCCGAGTTCTCCGACATCCTCAAAAGGGACAAGGGCTCTACCGGTGACAAAGGTGGCCAGCGCAAGCTGTGGGCACGTAGCAGGTTTGCGTACATCTACTTCCTGGTAGATTTCAAGTCGCCCATCTACGCATGGGATCCAGGCCCAAAACAAGAAGAGGCTATGAGGTATACTGGCCTTGACAAGGACGACGTCAAGCAACCGTACATGGTAGCTGCTCTTGCTTTGTACAAGAAGCTGCAGTGGGAAGCCGCCCGCTCCCTTCGTACACTCGAGTCAGTTTACGTAGGTTTGGCAGAGTTGAACTCTTACTTCGAGGACATCGACTTCAAAGCGGTGGACAAACAGGGTAAGCTACTTCACTCGGCTAAAGATTATGGGAACAACGTGGTTATGTTGAACAAGATGTACGATAACATCAACGCATTCGAGAAGCGTGTAATGGCCGAGCTCACCAAGTCCGGTGGTATCCGTGGTACTGCTACTAAAGGTGACGGTGAGTTGGAAGATACATCGAACACCGGTGGTACTGAAGCAGCCTTCGTAGAAGGTGGTGCTCCTGAGGGGAGTGGCGTTAACTGGATGAACTTAGACACCGGAGCGGAGGTTACCGAGGAACTGTGATGTTAGTAGACAACGAGCATGACTTCGGTGACACTGTGTACCTAAAGACCGACATAGACCAGCTGCCTCGTATTGTACACGCTCTACACGTAACCATTGCCGAGGTAATGTACGTGTTGATAGCCTCCACCATCACATCTACGCACTACGCATTTGAACTATCCACCGAGAAAACAATATTCTAATGGGATTCCACAACCTGGTAAACACACATCAATTCTCCGAAGCGGCTAACGACTTCCGTCGCAATGGCGGTACCTACACCAAGGCGCCAAGAGGTAGCCGTGAGTACGTAGAGTATTGGACGATGCAGGAAACCCGGTGCCGTGATGGCTTCAAGTGCGGTGACCTGTGGATACCTGGCCGGTACTACGGCTATCTGAACTTTGCGCCAATCTATAAAGTACCAGATGCTATTGCTCTGGCTGCGTACGAAGAGGCCAGAGGTGTAAGTGGTAAGGTGGGTAAGCGTACAGCTGACAAGATCATGGACTTCCCGAGGTTCTGGGAGATCGACTATGAGTGGTTCCGGTTCAAGCACATTGCGTGGAATGGCGGAGAGTTCATGGGTATTAAGTCACCAGGTGGCAGGCACATCTGCTGCCTCAAGACTCGTGGTGCTGGTTTCTCGTACAAGGAAGCGTGGGACGGAGTCTACAACTACAACTTCATACCCGGCTCCAAGTCCTACTACTTCGCTGCTATGGAGGAGTTCCTGACAAAGGATGGTATCCTGAATAAGGTACAGCCTATGATGGATCACATCAACCAGTACATCCCCAGATGGAAGCAGAATCGCCAGAAGAAGAACACCCTCATGCATAACCGGGCGTCCTACCTCGATGAGTTCGGTGAAGAGCGTGGTAAAATGAGTGAGGTGATGGGAGTTACCGTGGACAACCCTAACAAGACAAGGGGTAAGCGTGGTAAGAAGATCACCTTTGAGGAAGCGGGTTCATTCCCCAACCTCAAGAAAGCGCTCGAGATCTCACTGGGCTCACTAAAAGATGGTGACTTCTATGTAGGCCAGGCATCAGTGTTTGGTACCGGTGGTGAGGAAGGCCCATCCATAGAAGGGCTGGATGACATATTCAACAACCCGGAAGCCTGGGACATGCTGAAGTTTCCCAACATCTGGGAGAGTGGTGCTCAGGGAACCGAGTGCGGTTACTTTGTACCGTGCTTCAGAGCCAACAACGCACACATTGATAAGGATGGTAACGTCGACTCCATAACTGCGATTGCATCAGACGATGCTGAGCGGGCTAAGAAGAAGGCCTCAAAAGATCCGAAGTCATTGGATGCCAGAAAGGCGGAGTATCCCAGAAACCCTTCTGAGGCCCTGCAGAGGCTAACCAATACCACATTCAACATAGCAGAGATTGATGCACAAATTCGTCGGGTACTTACCAACAAAGCCATACAGTCAATGATCAGGTACGGGCAGATGGTGAGGAACTCCGAAAGTGTAGATTCATTGGGTGGTGTAGAGTTCTTGTTACAGAAGCAGGAGGACGCCAAACCTATACTGGATTACCCGCATAAGAACTCAGCTGACCTATCCGGATGTATCACCATATTCGAGAGACCGTACCTGGACATAGGTGGGAAGGTACCACAAGGTATCTATCAAATTGTGTTTGACCCGTACTATAAGGAAGAGGCCGACGACAAGACTTCACTGTTCGCCATCTATGTACTTAAGCTCGACAATAACATTGACCCATCCTTTGCCGGGTTACCGGTAGCATCGTTTGTGGGAAGACCAACCAAGCTTGCCAGGTGCTACGAGAACCTGTTCATGTTGTCCGACTACTACAATTGTAATGTACAAGGTGAGATAGCCGGTGGTGGCCAGGGCGTGGTTGACTGGGCCAAGATTAACAAGTACCTGCACAAAATCGACTTCGAGCCGGAGATGCTACACCACAAAGAGACCTCTCAGTCTGCAGCTGCCAAGAACCGATCGTACCTGATGAACATGACCACTGACCGTAAGGCAGGTGGTATCACCTACATGGAAGACTGGCACATGGAGCCAAGAGGAGTAACAGAGAAGGGCGGACAGATACTGAACATCCACAAGATATACGACCTCGGCCTGCTCAGGGAAATGAGGAAGTTCGGCTCAGGTAACGCTGACCGGGTATCTGCTATGATCGTGGGCATGTACACACTCAAAAACAACGTAATCCGAAATATCACAACACGCCGGGAAGGCAAGAACCTGTTCAACGATGGCCGTACGCTATTCGGTGGAGCAGGCGCTGAGTCTTCCGGTACAACCTCAAGCTATTAGCCATGAAACAACCTAAGAAGAAGATCGACCACAAACTGGAAGCCATGCTCCGTGCAGAGCGCGAGAACGAAGAGACCTTCGGGTTAGTATCCAATCTGTCTGATCGTAAGCCCCAGAAGCCCAGAAGAGAGGCTAAGAAAAAGGACGGTAACTCCATAGTATGAAACCATAACGGTAGCACTTAGATGCCGCCTTGGAAGCTCGACCTTTGAATCCAACGTAATACCTATAAAACACTATGGAAACTAACATAAGCAGCAAACCACTACAGACCCTAAGCTGGGGTGAAAAGATAGCTAAGAAAAAGCAATGGTTCAAAGACAACGCCAATTACTACATTGGAGGTTCCGGCTTTGACGAGAGCAACGGCTCAAGACCAGACTACGATATGCTTTACGGAGTATACAATAACAAATTCCCACTGAAGTGGTTTGACCATGTAACTGACCCGCTGTCAGCGAAGAAGTCTCAACACAAGTCCTTTCCGGCCAAGATACGCCCGGTGACCATATTACGTACAAGCCTGGATCTGCTGATGGCAGAATACCCAAGGCGGCCATTCCTGTACACGGTAAACAACCTCGGGGAGGGTGGCTACAACAACTACACAAACGCACTCAATGACAAGATACACTCAGCTGTACAAGGTTTCTTTGAGCAGGAAATGGCAGCACACATGGACCCAGCCACCGCTGCTGCCGAGCTGGAAGCGAACGGTGGTGAACCGAAACCTGCTCCTTTACCCGAACAGATACAAAAGCAATTCCACGCTACCTACAAAGATGCTATTGCGATACAGTGTCAGAAATGGTTGAGGCGTGGACTTCGTGAGTACGATGTACGTCGCAAGTTCCTGAAGATGTTCAAGGACTGGCTGATCGTTGGTGAGGTGGTATCCTACAAAGGTATGGAGCACGGCACCTTCTGCTATGAGCACATTTCCCCGAAGAACTATGCATGTGGAAAGAGCCCGGACATGGACTTCGGAGAGGACGCTGAATGGCAGATTTGTCGCCGGCCAATGCTGGTGTCGGATGTAGTGGACAGGTTTTACGAAGAGCTGACCAAAGAAGAGATTCTGGACATGGAGACCAACGCTGCCTATCGCAACCGTGGTTCCTTGTACTCTAACCTGACTGCATCGCTTAGCGGTGATGCCGGTGGGTATATAGATGTATGGCATGTAGTGTGGAAAGCACGCAAGAAGCTGGTTATCCTGCACAGACCTGACGTCGACACCGGAGAGGAGGAAGAGATAGAAGTGGATGAAGACTACCCAGTTGATAAGACAATGGGAGAGTGGACAGAGGTTATGTGGCCAAACGAGATCTATGAGACCTGGAGAGTAGGAGCTGACAAGTACTTCCGCATGCAGCCTATCGAGGTACAGCGAAATGAGATGAACAACTTCTCTGCCTGCAAGATGCCGTATAACAGCCGGATGTACTCAAACACACACGCAGACAACATATCAGTACTGGAGATAGGGATACCCTTTCAGATCATGTACATCATAGTTACCCGCACACTTGAGCTGACCATCGCCAAGTCAAAAGGTAAGATACTACTCATAGACCAGTCTGCTATTCCTAAAGACGGTGATTGGGATGAAGAGAAGTTCTTCTACTACGCCGAGGCCCTGGGCTATGGATTACTAAACCGTAACCAGATAGGAGTGGACAAGAGCTGGAACCAGTACTCAGTACTTGACATGAGCCTGTTCGACAACATCAAGCAATTGATAGACTTGCAAAATCACTACAAACAAGAGTGGGATGACGTTATTGGCGTTAACCGGCAGCGGAAGGGACAGACCTACGCCTCAGATGCGGTAGGGGTTACTGAGAGGGCCACCTTTCAGAGCACGGTTATCACTGACATGATCTTCAACTTGTTCGAGGAATTCACCGAGAAAGAAATGCAGGGTATCATAGACTTCTCCAAGTTCGTCAACGTCAATGGTGTAAAGGCTATGTACAATGATGACGTATACGGGAACGAGGTGATGAACATTGACCCTAACACTTACTGTAATGCAGAGCTGGGCATATTCATGGAGTCATCCTCCGAGGCTATCACATCCAAGAATAAGATGGAGGGCACTATCACTGCCATGCTGCAGAACCAGGTTAAGCCGTCCACCATTGCCGCTATCATCAAAGGTAACAGTATCGCTGAGATGGAAACCAAGCTGAAAGAGATTGAAGCTATCCAGGCCCAGGTTGATGAGCGTACAGCTGCCAACGCTGAGGAAGCAGCTAAAGCTGCAGATGAGCGTGCTGAGCGTTTTGCTAAGTTCAATACCCTGCTTAAGGATGAGTCCATGGAAAAAGAGTATGACCGTAAAGAAGATCTTGAGATGATAAAAGGAGAGTTCAATACCCTGACATTCAAAGATGGGGACAGCAACGCCAACGGAGTACCGGACATCATGGAAGTGGAGAAGCACAGACTCGATCGGGATAAGTTCGAGGCAGGTACCCAACAGGCGAATGCCAACAGGTTACAAGCAGCAACTGCTGACGCCAACAAGACCGCACTTAAGAACAAAGAGATAGACCTCAAAGAGGTACAGAGCCGCAGAGATAACATCACCAAGACTATCGCAGCCAAGAGAGCGGCGAGACCCAAACCAAGTAAACCCTAAACCCTTTATATGAAGATCACAACTATTTTGTACAGAGACCCAGCACCAGTAGATACACCGGCAGCCTTACCACCAACACTGGAGGAGCTGTTTAACCCCGATGCTCCGAATATTCCTGCACCCGTGGTGATAGTACCACCACCAATTGTACCAGGAAATGGAGAGCCTAAGCCTGGTGACCTCGAAGCGGCTACACAACTTGCAGCTCAGGAAGCTGAAGACAAGCTTGCAGCTGATCAACTTGCAGCAGAGGTAGCAGCTGCTGCTGCAGAGGACGATGAACCGGACACAAGAACGCCAGAGCAGATAGCTGAAGATGAAGCAGCAGCTGAAGCAGCATCTCCTGATGCATTCTTTGCTGCAGTTGATGCCCTTACAGGGGAGTCAGTAAATGTAGAATACCCTGCAGACGTTGACCCGATAAGCCCGGAAGGTGTAGCCCTTCGTGATGCGGTTATACGGATGGATGAAGTGAACAAGTGGGTAGAGCACCTAAAAGCACAAGACCCACGCGGGTATGCATACATGCTTCACCGTCAGGCCGGTGGTGATGACGTATCTTTCTTTGAAGCCAAGACATTATCCCTTCCTGACCAGGCAGCATTTGAGGCCAGCGTAGAGCTGCAGTCTCAAGTGTACAAGAATTCACTTACCACTAAAGGTGTGGATGAGGATGTAGCTGATGCTATGCTCGCCAAGGCCATCAAAGAGAACACCCTGAAGGCTAAAGCTGATGGTGCTTACAACAGCATACGTACATCACAGGAACAGCAGCTTGCTGATATGGAAGCAGATTCTGCTGCCGACTTAGAAGAGTTCAATAATATGTGTGCAGTTGTAACCACATCTTTGAGTAAAGCAGTAGATGAAGGTGGCCTTAAGTTCATTGTACCCGATGCCAGGAAAGCAGGGTTCAAAGAGTTTGTAAACAACTCACTTCGTCATGAAGGTGGCAAGTTCTATTCAGTACTGGAAATAGGTGATGATTCCAAAAATGTACTGGAAGCTTTGTACTTTAAGTATATAAAAGGTGATCTGGCCTCCTTAGTGGAAAAGAGAGCAGGGACGAAAGCTGTACAGGGTCTGAAACTGAGGGTAAACAAGGCCTTAGGGGCGGCTCCCAAAGCGGGTTCTGGCGCTAAACCAGCAACTGGGTACGTACCTTTGAGTGATATATAAGTGTAGCGGTTAAACGCCAACATGAATCCGATAACCTAAAACCTAAAACCCTATGTCAAACCAATTATTCCCGGCCATGAAGTATCAGGTTCAGGAGACGATTTTTGACTCTAAGTCGATGTTGGACGAAACCAACTTCTACCACCAGAGGCAAGGCGCTCCTTCTGAGCTTACAAAGAAACTGACGTACATCTTAGGCGATTACAATAAGTCATTCCCCATTTCTACTATGACAGTAGGTGGAGTTGGCTACGGTAATGGCAAAGCAGCTGTTGAGCTGGACGATGTACAATATACGTACCCTGTAATGGGTCGTGACAACAAAGTGAGTATCACATACGATTCTTTGTATGTATCCGGTGATAAGCCGGGTATTGCCCACCAACCGTTCTACATCATCCTTGGCGACAACTGGATCAAACGCTTTTTCACCATTGAAAGTGAAAGAGGTATCCAAGCGTATGTATTGGACGATCCCGAACCAAACCCAACCGGTGGCTTTAAGTACAAGGTGCAGTTAGATCCTGCCGGCCCGAAAGATTTCTGCCCTACAGACCAATTGGCTCAGGGTGTGAAATGGATAGCCATCAACACAGCTGTTGCTGAATCAGAGTCTCGTACTACTGAGTCAAGCATGGCTATGCCAGGTTCATTCAAGAACCAAATGGGCTTCATGCGTACCGGTATGAGCTGGGCAGGTAATGCCGCTCAGAAAGTAATGCGTATTACTGCACAGACAGATAAAGGCGAAACCAACTTCTGGTTAGACTTTGCAATGTGGCAGTTTGAGAAACGCTGGTTGGAAGATTGCGAGCACTACTACTGGTACAGCAGGTACAACAGGCTGGCCGATGGTACTATCCCATTGAAAGACCTGTACACTGGTAAGGTTATCCCTCGTGGCTCTGGCTTACTTGAGCAGATTGGTAACAAAGGAACGTATTCACGTTTAACCTACAATACCCTGAGCAACAAAGTGGGTGATGCATTATTCGGACAGTCCGACAGTGGCAACATGACCATTACGTTGATGACAGGTACTGGCGGACGCAGAGAGATTGACAACGCGATGAAGGAAAGAGGCGCTACGCTGATGACCGATTTCACTGGTGTTGCTGATAAGTTTGTAACCGGTACAGGACGTAACCTGATGCTTGGTGGCTTCTTCGATGGTTTCTACCACGTTGACGGCTACACCATTAAGGTGAAGTACAACCCGATTTTTGACACCGGCCGTAAGGCTATGGTATCACCTTTACACCCCGAGAGTGGTTTACCACTTGAGAGTTACAGGATGGTGTTCCTGGATGACAACGATGTTGACGGCAAGCCGAACATTCAGCACGTTGCTCAGAAAGGGCGTTCATTCCGTCATGGTGTGATCAAAGGTTTGTGCGAGATTCCTCGCTCACTGGAGATCATGTTAGGTGGTAACAGTGCAGGTATTGATGACAGCAAGTTACTTGCAACTGACGTTGACAAGTCTGCTTACACCAGGATCAAGTCTGCCGGTATCCAGATATTACGCGCGAACAGATGTTTTGATTTGCAGTGCGTTGCAGGGCTTAGCTAAAGCACCCTGTTAAGAAGTAAAGGCCCCTACTGTGAAAGGTGGGGGCCTTTCTTATGTAGCTTTGCACCCTAATCGACAGTAACCCTAAACCCCGATCACATGAGTAATCACAAGAACAGTAAGATTGTAACCTTGTTCAGAGCAGGATCTTTCCTGTCACGAGCACAAGGTAAGGACGTAGAAGACTTTCTTTCAACCACAAAGAAGTCAGTTGGCTCCTACTGGGAGTCTACCTCATCCAAGAGGATAGCCAGTGGGCTTACATTCAGCGAAGAGGCATTTTTGTTACCGTACCTGCTTGATGTACCTGCAGAAGACAGGGAGTTCCGCAAAAAGGTGTCTAACTATTACGTAGAGCTTGACACTCAAGTACCTCATGGTACTGGCCGTCAGTTAGAGATAGGTATGGACATGGACAATGCCAAGCCGGTGAGTGAGAAGAACATGCCTTTAAAGCTTGACGACTACCTGAGGTATCGTCATGCCATTGGCCATCCAAGTGTTGCTGTTACCAAAGAAGAGGCTGATGGTAACCAATTGAAAGAGTTCTACATATTCGATAAATCGGATGTGATCAAGAAGAATACCAAGAAGAACGACGACAAAGACATTGCTCTGCAGATATACCTGGAGATAAAGAACGATGCCATCAAAGTGGACTCTATGCTTACCCTTCTGGGTATTGACCCAAGAGAGTTTACCGGTACCGAAGCTTTATCGCTTAAGCAGGAAGAATTACGTGCTCAGTCAGAGCTTGACCCGGCCGAGTTTTCCAAGATGTATACAGAAGCTGATCTTGAGGTTCGCTACTGGATAAAAACCATGGTTAATACCGGAGTGCTAAAAGTTATCGGTGCCAAGTATCTTGATGGCGAAACCAACAAGATGATTGGTAATAACATAGACGAAGTGATCTTCTATTTCAAAGATGAAGAAAACTCTGAGTTTGTGTCATTGTACAAAGCAAGAATGCAGGAAGCAGTGAAAAGACCGCTACCTCCAAAGAAGCCAGGTACTGTAGTTAAACCAAGAGCAGCAAAAACTGCAAACTAACTTCGATTAAAACCCTACCATTATGACAGTAAAAGACATGCATATTCAGGTTGAGCAGGGCATTCAAAAGGTGTTCGCAAACCGTACACGTAAGTTCCTATACGAGGAGATTGACCTGGCACTTAACAAAGTGATGAACAGGTTCATCCAGTCGAAGGTTAAACCGAGAAAGGACGGCTCAGGAGGCTTTGAAGTAGACCAACTGGACGTTGACTCCGTACGTAACCTTATAGTAAGCAATCGTGTTCTACCTGCTTATGTCACTACCAGCAACCGGTATGTATGTTATTTACCTTCAGACTATACTCACCTGCTGAGTGACTCTTCTAACGCTACAGATCTTTGTGGGTTGGTAGCTGAAGAGTTGCCTGTAGTTACATTGTCTGTTGTAAAGATAAGGCAGGACAAGACAGTTAAAGTTAGCTCACCTTTTTACGTAACCGTACAGGTTACATTAAGTGATAAGACTGTGGCCATCCCAGGAGACTTGCCTTACAACAATACCTATGGCGGGTACCCTATGAGGCAGGACGTCAATTTTATTACCCCGTTTATCCTGCAAACCTTCCGCCGTGCAGGATACGAAGTGTACTGGGAGAAGTTCGATGATATTTATATCCCGTCTACTTACATACTGGTTGTGGCAACAAATGCTGCAGTTCCATCAGCTATGTTAATAGACGGCAATGCTGGCACTCCCGGCACTTCACTAACAAGGGTAATGGTACAACATAAAGGAGATGGCCCTCTGGTGTCAAACCGGTTGACTGCATCCTCTGTTATACCCGACCTGCTGAGCACTGCGTTCTATAAAACCTCCAATAAATCTCCAATATCCGAGTTAGTGGGCACAAACTTATACATCTATAACGACGTTAGCTTTATAGTAAATAAGGTCAACGTGTCCTACCTGAGGAAGCCACAGTCTATCTCTTTACTTTTGGGTACAGATTGCGAGGTGTCTGAGGACTTTCACGATGCACTATGCGACTTAACAGTGGAGCACCTTAAAGGTGTACTGGAGAATGCCACTGGAGCAGCGATAAGTGAATCAGACATTTCGAGAAGAGTCACCCTTTAAACCTTAAAACCCATTACCTATGATCCAGAACAAATTCTTTAAAACAACCGTTGGGGTTCCATTCGAGCTTGCAATTGGTTTTACACCAAGGACAGCAGTTAGCTTTCCAACATTCCCTTCATTTGTACAGGCACCTGGCTCAGGAGCAACTGGTATTGTTACCAGGTCTACCACTACTGTAGGCTCTATTGCTGTTGGTGTAGGTGGTACATTGTATGCAACTCCACCATTAGTTACCATCGTTGGTGGTGGTGGTACTGGTGCTACAGCTACTGCAACAGTAGTTGGTGGTATTGTTACCGCATTTACGGTTACTGCTGCCGGTACAGGTTACACTACTGATCCTACAGTTGTAGTTACTGCCGTAGCAACCGTGGTTGGTAATTACCAAGCGTTTGCAGACGAAGGTACAAAAGCCCAGAAGGGTTTAACCTTTGGTACAGTTCTTACTGCTGCTCAGAAAAAGCAGCCAATTGTTTTTGCTTACGTAAATGAAGTAAGTGGTGGAATTTCAACAGTTGTTTCGCCAACACCATTTATCGGAGGAACTATTAATGCGGTGAATACTGCATACAAAGCCCCAACACTTCAGGACACAACACTGGCTATCACTTCAGGTACTGTAAAAGTAACCCAGGAGATTGTATTCAAGGTAATTGAAACAACTCCGTTGAACAATGCTTTACCTACTTACGATTACCAGGCTGTTATGACCTCAACCCAAACAGCTGCTTTAGCCGCTATCGCTGACAAGATCAACCTGGCAAGTGAAGGTGAGTTCTTTACTGCTGTTTCTTCTGCTACAGGAATACAGATCATATCAACTGATGTAAACAGACATTTTCGTCTGGCCGTTCATGTTGAAGTGTCTAAAGCGCAGAACACCAATGATACCGTCTGGGGTTACACTTACACTACCCCTGCTTATGCAGGTAGCGGTACTGTGGCTCAGATTCGTCAACTGGAGCTGGAAGGCAACATCAAGCGTGGTAACAACACACAGTATCCGGCCGATGGTTTTACTGCCTCTGAGTTTGGAGAGCCTGTAAGTGTACTTGATGCAGCCATTGCTGCAGGGAACACAACCTTTGACGTGGTTACTATAACTGGTGTGAAGTCTGAATCTTCTCCAACACCAATTGAGCTACATCAGAACAAGGGTTACATCTTTGTGGTTGTACCTGCTGGACAGGGCGCCAACATTGCGGCAACATTTGCTTAACCCAAGAAAATAGATACCTAAAAGGGGCGGTAGTGATACTGCCCTTTTTCAAATCCGATAACCATGACCCTAAACGAAGCCACTACCCTTATTGCCGGGCAGCTTAAGAAAGAGCTGGACATTCCATTCAAACTGCAGCTTATAGAGCGCATACATATATGGCGTTCGAGGCTGATCAAGAACTCCGTGGATAAAGACCAACGGGAGAGGAAGTTCTTCCGCCAGACGGTGTTTATCCCAATGGAGGAGACCTCTGAGGTACCATGCTGTACTTCTTTTCCAGGGTGCGCTATATCTATTACCAAGTCTCCACTGCCAAAGCCACTAAGGGCAAATGCAATCTTATTCGATTATGTTGGATCAGTGAATGGTATGAACCCTTTTCAAGAGACCCCTTCCGGGTTTATGACGTATATGCAGGAAGGTAAGTACTCAAAGAAAGTGATAAGGTACACATGGGACTCTATAAATGTTAGGGTGTATGGTAACCAGCACTTACCAATGCTTCGTGTTGAGGGCATATTTGACAATCCTGAAGAAGCAGCTAAGCTTAACTGTGACCTCGGTAACTCTACCGATTGCGACTTCTACAACAAGGAGTACCCGGTTACCGGGGATATAATGCAGCTCATCATTCAGAGCATACTGCAAATTGATTACAACAGAGGCATAGTACCAGCCTCTACTGAAGTACCCGTATCAGAAGATCCGGAAACCCTAAAGCCTAAACCATTCTAATATGATTTCAACACCGAAGATGTTGCATGCTAAGGATGCTTGGAAAAAGTACTCGATGCAATTGCTGGCCCTTAATCCCGACTGGTGGGGTAAGTCCCACAACAAGCTGGCCAACGCCATTATATTCCGCAAGGTACAGATGGGAGATAAGCTTGTAATAGAAGAGCTGTTCAGCTACGAAAAGTTCCGTCAGATACTTGACGAGTTCTTCCTGGCAGCGAAAGCTGCAGTAATAAACGGAGAGGCGGTGAACCTGTTAAACCATGTAGGCAAAGTGTGTGCAAGGCGTGTAGAACGCGACCACAGCAACAAGCAGGTTAACTGGGGACGTACTGCACTTCAGCCAAAAGTGGTTAGCGAAAAGACTGGTAAGCTTGTACCTAAGCGCCTGATCTACTTTACCGATGACGACTACTGTCGCATAGGTTTACACAAGACCGGCAGGGTACGTAACGAGACTGTATACGAGTACGCACCAACGGAAGACAACAAAGGAGGTACCGGGTTTAAGCAAGAGTTCGCAGGATCTCTTAAAAAGAACATGCTGCTTAAGTACAGGTACCTGTATTACCCGCTGGTTAAGGCCAGAAAAGATGCATTAACAGAAGACACCAAGATCCACAACTTAAAACTACCAGCTCATGATATACCAGTCAGTATCTATCAATAGTGTAATTTCCAGGGTAATACGGAACACAAGGGTACAGGATACATCCTATCTGTTTGACATGCCTGAGTGGATACCTGAAGCCATGGGGTATATGAAGACAAAGTTCGTGCTTACTAATAAGTACAAGGACATCACGATAAACTTCCACAAAGGGTTACTGCCCTGTGAGCTTGACCACATAAAGGCTGTAGAGTACTGCGGTAGCAGACTGAGAGAAGGAAACTCGGTAAAGGATATACGCACCGGACATTCACTGAACAGCGAAACTGTAGTTGAGCTGGCTCCGGTAAGTACTGTGGAGACTGGCCTTAGTGTGAACGCCAACACAATATGGAACGCATCATTCTCTGAAGATGTAGACACTGCTTGCAGACTTCCACAACACCCAAGCGCTTACTATCAGGTTGAGATGGGTGCCATTGGTACCTCATTCTCCGATGGCGAAGTTCGAGTGCATTACAGGGCTATGCCGGTAGACAGTGAAGGTATGCCATTGATCCCCGACAACGAGGATTACAAGCAGGCATTGTACTACTATGTAAGAGCCATGATGGGCGGAGCCGGTTACCGGGACACTGTGTTTGCTGAAGGCGAGCTTATGCGCCGCTTCGAGGTACATGCAGCCAGAGCCGTGAGCGCTATCACTTACCCTTCCGTTGACTCAATGGAGCACAAGGTAAACACCATGACCAGGCTAATGCCACCAGAGAATTACTTCGAGAACTTCTTTCGTGTAGATAGCGGGGAAGGTAACTATAACTAATAAACCACCACTATGGCAGCTGCACAGAACCCGATCAAAGGATTAGTAATGGATGTAAGACAACTTCAGCAGCCTGAGGGTACTTACCCCTTTGGTAAAAACGGTATCCAGTACAATATCAAAGGAGCTGTGATAAACGAAGAAGGGTTTCGCAAGATGGCTGCTACTGTACCCTACCAATTTAATGGCATCATAGAAACTGATGATAAGCCAATTGTATTCTCCACTGATAACGTGAACACGGCCATTGGGTACTTTAACCCGGTGACAGAACAGTACGAACCTATATTTGACGACTCGAGCAAACCGTACAAGCTTGGGCATAAAACCTACAACTGGATAATCGGGCAGGCTCAGAGGAACTACAAATCAGAAGTGGTTTGTGCTTTCACTGATAAGTTCGAGTTCCCGAAGTTCTTCAATGCCGACAACCTTGATGTACAAGACTTGGATGATTGGAACCTTTTTCCTTTCTACGTAGCTCCGGACATAACCACTATGGTTACTACCGGTGGCAGGCTTCCGCAGGGTACTTATTATGTAGCTACAAAGTATGTACGTAACGATGGTACAGAAACGCCATACTCTCCGCTTACTTTAGGTAAAGCAGTGAGTGGGGATGGTATAGGATTGATAAGCAACGGTGCACTTGAGATTACTGTGAAGAATTGTGATCAGTCTTACGACAAGGTAACGATAGCAGTGGTGAGTAAGGTACTTGGAGTTACAAGTGCAATAGAGCTTGAAGAAGTACCCATTCCCATAACAGGTGGGATGGCCGTAGCTCTGTACACAGGGGACAACCAGACGCAACCGCTTTCCCTGGAAGAGGTACTTATACCCCCAGCTATATACAGCCATATAGGCACAATGGGACAGCTTAACGACACTCTATATATAGCTGAGCTCGAACGTGAGCCTGAAATAAATGATATGCAGCCGTACGCCAACCTCGTTACATTGACGTGGAAAAGTGAGCTGATGAACGGAGTAGGAGCATCAGTTGAACATACCTCAGGGGAAAAGAAGACTTTCATGCACGAGGAAATATATGCGTTCTACATCAGGTACCGGTTACGTAAAGGAGGGATGACCAAATCTTTTGTGATACCTGGCATGGACATGAACCCATTGTGGGAGGTTGCATCCTCAGAGGCTGCCACGGGCATGCTGGCTGCTCCGAAGTTTAAAGTGGAGGACATTATAGTGGCTCACGACTCGGTCGCAAAAACAGGGACTCTGGGGCCATGGGTGAATTCTACGGAGACATACCCGCTAACCGATGACTTTGACTCCACCTCTCTTGGTGGTAGAGATCTCAGAGGAGCTAAAGTACTTCACCATAAGATGCCTTCCCTTAACTGGTGTAAGACAAACCTGTGGTCTACCGAGCAAGACTACGGTCGTACCAAGCTTGATGTACTTGGCGTAATAGCAGCGAACATAACCATACCTGCAAAGTACAATAACGTGATAACCGGATATGAGATCTTGTACGCAAAGAGAACGATAGCAAACGTATCTGTGTTCGGGCAAGGCTTAATGCTGCACGGGTGTGTAAGCATGTTGAACCAAGGTACTCCAACAGGGTCTACCTCTATATACACTACTGGTGGTAACTGGCACTCAGAGGTTGTACACAATGGCAATAACAAGTACGATGACAAAAATGACTTACGTATTCGTAACGACAGCTTAAGATGCCACCCATTCGATATGCTGTTTTCAAGGCCTGGCGTGAATGTGGACTATATGTCGACACAACTGCTGCTTAAAGCAACAAAGCTTAGAAACCATTACTTGCTCGCTGGTGCTCAGGCACAACCTCAGGTAAGTTTGGTGGATTACACGATACTCAGTGAAGCAGTGGTGCCAACAGTACCAGCAGCTGGTAAAAAGCTACGTAAGCTTTCTATAGACTCTTACGCACCCAATGGTGTCAGTATAGGGACATTCCAACAGAATAACGCAGAGACAGCCTATGTGGGTAAGATTGATGGCCCGGCACTTATACCGTCCACGGAGTTTTTTATGTACTCATACCGGCACCCGACCTGGTACAATGAAACGGAGGCTCAGTACACCCCTACAAGTGAGACCACGTACCTGATAAACCTTAAAGGGTTGAAAAGTGAAGTATACAACAGCTTTATGAGCCAGACCCTAATAAGGTCAGGCTTAGTGAAACCGCTGAATGACTTCTCCCCGAACTGGGGCGGAGATGCCTTTATATGTGACTACACCTTCCACACCTACGGACGACACAGTGCTGATCAGTGGGACAATCTTGAAGGCTATAAAGGAAAGAAGGTAATACGCAGGTTTGTATGTGAGGCAGTAGCCAACATACACCTGAGGTATGAAGTACCAGGCAACATCTACTCAAAGTGGTACCCTAAAACAGGCGTATCGTGGGGGCCGGGCAACTCGTACATCATAGACTTTGACAGGAACTTTGACCCTAACCAGTTCGGTTACTCAAACGATCTCAACGCACTGAACGACTTAATATCCTCTACCATATTTTCTCCTTTCAAGGAGCTGTTGTACAAGGCGCCATTCCGGATACATCGTGGTGGTAAGGTTAGCCGTCAAAGTAAGACACGGTCGTGGAGAACTTTCCTTCCGCTGGATTACTACGAAGCTCAAAAGAACATGGGGCGTATACTCCACCTGGTGGGTATGGACGACAAGCTGCTTATACACCACGAGAACGCGCTGTTCCTCACACAAGATAAAGCCAAGCTTGATAGCGGGCTACTGGGTGTAACACTCGGCACTGGAGACATATTCCAGTTCGAGCCTCAGGAAGCACTGGCTGCTAAGCTCGGGTATGCGGGAACTCAACACGAACTTGCATGCATACTTACACCGGTTGGCTATGTGTTCATAGATGCTAAGCAAGGAGAAATGTTCATATACAAGAATGGACTGAAGACCATGAACTCCGGGTTGAACCGGTTCCTGTCTAAGTTCTTAAATGTACCAGGAATAAACCCGTTCACAGGTAACGGCATAACCCTTGGTTGGGACCAGAAGTTTAAGCGCATATTGTTAACTGTTAAGCGTAAAACCCCACCAGAGGGAACGGTAGTGAAAGTATTTGAGGACACACAGGAGTTCTTCGATGGGTTGACGGTAGGAGATGTGGTGCTGTGGAAGAACAGGTATATCGTGTACGATGGCGTATAAACGTAGGGAGCATAACTCCATATTGTAAACATACAGAGCTGAGGATGCAGCCAGAAAGCCGGCCCTAATCGGATAATTTTACCACTATGACAGGATGTACCAACCTTAATGCGATCGACTACAACCCCTTAGCGACCGAGGATGATTCCTCCTGTCATTACATTATCGACGACAAAGAAGAAGTAGCTCATGAGTTCCATGACTTTGCAGGACTGGAGGACACTTCGTTCACGCTCTCTTACAGTGTTGAGGGAGATAACTGGGTTTTCTTCCATGACTACATACCGGACTTCTACTTCCATACCAGGGAGAAACTGTGGAGCGTAAAGAATAAGCAAGTGTACAAACATAACGACGGTGTACCGGGTGTTTACTACAACGAGGATCCTAAACCCTTCTTCATAGACGTAGTATTCCGCTCAGATAGCGATCTGTTGCTGGAGACCGTGAACTGGATAACAGAGGTCATAAACAGCAGAGAGGACAACGCCAATGTAGAGCAGGAATGGCAAACACTTACACACATAAGCGTTTGGAATTCACAGCAGCACAGTGGCAGAGTAGCTCTTGCTGATGTACTTGACCCAACTAAGTACAAGACAGATCGCAGAACCAAAGGGGAGTGGTCGTTCAACGACTTCCGCAATGTTCTGGCAGACCGTGGCATTCAGTTCTTGCAGGATATATTCAAGGACTACGCCTTAGTACCCGGAGTACAGGTGGATAAAGCTTGGTACGAAAAGGAGCTGATGGAAGACAAGTACTTCGTAATAAGGTTCGAGTTCGACAACAAGTCAGGAAAGCAAATGGTGATACACCAGACCAACATTCAAGCACTTAAATCAAATAGATAATGACTACACCAGCACTTACAGACGCATACAACAGGAAGAAAAACCGCAATGCTAAGAAGTACTTCGCGGGCGGAGCTTTGCTGTCAGCAGGTATAGGGGCCATTGGCTCCATTGCCGGATCTGCTCAGGCTAACAATGGAGTAGGTGAAATAAACGATGAAGTGAAGAAAGCAGCAACCGTTGGCGGAAGTATGCTAAAGTATGGAGCACTCGGAGCGTCAGTAGGATCAGTGGTACCAGGATGGGGTACAGCTATTGGTGCGGTAGTCGGAGCCGGAGCCGGAGCAGTAATTGGTGTTACCGGGAAAAGAAACGAAACCCGTAAGATCGCAAACCGGGATAAACAACGCGAGAAGAGAAGAGACAATATGGGACTTGCTCAAATAGCAAACAATCCAAGCATGCTGACCGGCAACCTTCAGGGTTCATACTTTTCCAATGGTGGTGTACTCGATGTGCCACCTCGAAAGCGTGACAGAAGCAAACAGATAACCAACAACTACAATAAATACAATGGCGTGGTTATGGACGGTAAGTCAATTGACGCTCCGACGATCAACCAGTCCATCAAAACGATGGCTGAGTACATGAAGAACAACAACCCGAGCAGCAATGTATACAGAAGCGAATTCCAGCATTTCTCAGTAGCGCCTAACCCACTTAAGGTTCCTTTACCGGTAGCTGCTATGGGCGGGCCTATAAAGCCACAAGCGCAGGACAACCTTCGACCAATGCCTAAATTTGATAACCGCGTCAAGGCTACGAGAAGAGAGCCGGACACGATGAAAGAAATAACAGCAGCTAAAGTTAATAGTGGTAATGTGGACAGAAGGAGCATACAAAGTGATAGCAGGGCTAAAGAAAGGGGGAACGAACTATGGAACGGAGCCAAGAAAGTTACCGCTGCAGCGCAGTTTGTCCCTCTCCCATTTGTCAGGTATCCAGCGATGGCATTAAACTCCTCTATGGGTGCAGTTGATGCTTACGATGCCTACTCTAAAGGGGATAATCTAAATGGCAACCTTAACCTTGTGGGAGCTCTGCCTTTACCAGGAGCCACCAAAGTTAAGGCGCTCTTAAAAGCTGGCGGAAAGAGAGTTGCAAGGACTGCTGCCGAAAAAGCAGCGATGGTACAAGCGGTTGACCTGATAGGCACCTCTTCAGACCTAACGAACAACTTCGGAATGGAGAAAGCAAATGGGGGTGACATCCGAGCAGGGTACAAGGGTACACAGGCACCGGGTGCAAAGCCAGGTGGATCCCTGGTTGCCAAGTCCTCTGATGGTGTGGAGGTAAAAGGCAACTCACACTCACAAGGCGGGGTGAAGATAGCAGGAGCAGAGGTAGAGGGTAAGGAGACCATCAAGGACAACTTCGTATACTCGGCTCAGTTGGGATTTGCTCAGGCACACAAGCCGCTGATGGTGGCCAAGGGTAAGATAGAGCAGAAGCCTGCAACCCGTGAGCGCATCAACGCCCTTAAGATACTGGAGCAGAAGGAGAACAACCTCGCCATGCAGCAGGAGTACTTCAAAAAGAAGATGGGCATTAAATAACCACTAAACCACACACACATGGCAACATACGATAAAGTACCAAAGAAACCCGTAGTAGAAACTCCGGCGCAGAAGGCAGCAAGGTTAAGTAAAAGTGCAAAAGTACTGAGCGGGCTTGAGAAGAAAGCTGCTGTTAAACCTTTTACGGCTACCGCTAACAGTATAGCCACGTCATGGAAAAGTACCAAAGTGGTACCGGCAAGTAGTGTAGTTAAGACTCCTTTATCTAAACTATCACTAAACTCTACAATTACAGGCCCTGCAAGGGTCACTGGTACAGCAAAGCCGGTTATTGCCGGGCTTGACTCTACTACCCTGTCACCAAGACCAAAGAAGGCACCTGCAGCTGGTATAGATTACAAGGCTATAGTAAGAAAGGAAAGAGAAGAGAAGCTGAACGCCATATTGAAAAAGGTAGACTCAGCAGCACCCTACCTGAGTAACGTAGCCAACTCAATGCAGAGATTACCTAACCCTAAGGCTCCTCACCTTGACGCGCCGATAGTACTGAGTAAGCTCAATATGGATAACGACAGGTACATGGTGGAGCGTGGGATACGTGGCTCTAACGCTAACGCTTATGCCCGCATGGATGAGAACACAGCGGAAGCCGTAACCCAATCCAACCTGGCCACCAGGTTCAATCAGTTGTCTTCAGTTAATCAGGCGGAGCGTAATGGTAATGTACTAATCACCAATGAGAGCATTAAGACCAACGCAGCAATTGCAGCCGGCAACAACAACAAGCTGGATGCATTCGATGACAAGGGTATTGAGCGCAAGATTGCTCAGATGAACAACTCTTCTGCTAACATTGCCAATGCTGGAGATAAGTACGTGGGCATGCAGAACTACAAAAAGCAGCTGGATCTTGAGGCGTATAAGACAAAGATACTTTTAGGCACTGATACAAACCTTGCACTTACACGCAAGATGAATCAGTGGGCTGAGGATGACGCTGCTGGAAGACCACGAACTAAGTTCGCCAAAGGTGGACTGATAAAGAGATTCAATTCTAAGAAGATGTACCCAGTGATGGGATAACCAATAAACCAATACCACCTATGGGACTTTACGATAACTACCGGCAATCCAACTCTACCCGCATACCTGAATTTGCGGGTTCAGTCATTCCTGACCTTAAGTACATGAAAGAGGATTTGGATGTCAAGTACAACACAGCTCTGTCAACTGTTGAGGAGACTAATTACAAGCGCAAGATAGCACCTGTTCTTCACCTTAAGAGTGATCAGGAAGCGTACAAATCTGTTATGACACAAGCTGACACTGACATTGCTGAGATAACCAAGAGGCCCGACTATGAGAACATGGTAGTCCTTACAAGAAAGGTTGCTCAGAAAACAGCCATGGGGTTGAGACCTCTTGCAAAACGTGCAGAGAATAGAACTGCTTATGCAGCCACTTTGAAGGATCTTACACCAGAAAAGCAATCATTGTTGTTAGCAAAGTCTGATGACGATGATCAGAGGTATGGTAAAGGTGTGTACACAAACCCTATAACAGGAGAGCTTGATGGTACCTATACAGGAGTTACTGCAGCTAAGCAGGTAGACATGCCCAAGAAGATCGAAGAGTGGGTGAAGGGTGCTATACCACTTAAGACCGGTGAGGAGATTGTACAGATAGGCGGACAGTGGATTGTTAAGAACGGTAGCAGCTCCACAGTACTGGATCCAGAGAGGATAAAAGGTATAATCCGTAACGCCTCTGCTCTTGACGCAGATGTACAAGCTTACATCAAGCAGGAGGGAGAGTTATCCGGATGGCAGAGCGGTAAGATGGCTAAGAGCCTGTACAGCAAACTTCCGGAGACAGTGAAGGACGCTAAGGGTAATGTAATCCCCAATAAAACAAAAGAAGACATAGACGCACTGGTTGCATCAGGTATACCATTGAGAGATGCAGTAGAGAGAGTTGGCGCATCACTGAAAGAGACAGAGATGAGAGGAATAATGGATGACCTGGCAGTAGGTAAGTTCCGCCAAAACGATCGTACCTCAACAAAAGACGTTAGTGCCAATGCCTACGGAGTACAGGAAGCTGCTACTGCTGCTGCTACAAACACTATACGACTGACATCTCCGGACCAAACTACAGAAATGGAAGGATGGGCTAAAACAGAAGGAGGAGTGAGCAATGAAATAACTAAAGCTAATGCCGCTATAACCTCAACAGATAAAGAAATTGCTGTAATCAACAAAAGCCTTGAAACAGCTACTGGCGATGCCAAAGGGCAGTTAAACACAAAAAAGAACGAGTTGATAGCTACAAACAACGCGAATAAGAAAGTGAAAAGCGAAATGGAGAACATATTAGTCAATCGTAGGAACCTTGCAGCTCAGCAAGTAACTGGAAATGTTAATACCACTTTTGCAAGCCTGACAGCTACAGAAATGCCTAAAGCTATTGTTGAGGTCAAAAAAGCTTATCCGAACGGCTTAGCCACAAAAGGAGGGCAGCAGATAACCCACGAAGAAATTGCCATGGCTTTATTAAGTGGTTCAGTAAAAAGTACTAAATACGGTGGAAGGCAATTTTATGTACCAGGTAAAGGACTTATACTTATTCCAGGTATAATGAAAAATTCCTCCTCAGCGGGCGCTGCAGCATCTGGGGGTGCGGCATACAGCAACACGTTGGACGATGTGATGGCTACTCCAAGCTTTGCGGCTAATACAGTTACAGCAAAAGCACTAAAGATTGCCTCTGCTTTGGAAGACATGCCACAAACACTTGCTGGTACAAGGATAACTTTAAAAGATAATGAGATAAAATCTGTTAAGAACTCACTTGAAGGTCGCACGAACTACGCAGTTGGTACATTAACTAAAGAAGACGCGCCTGAGGGTTGGGACAAGGATAAGTCTGAGGTTACAGGATACAATGGCCAGACTCAAAGGTCTACTGTTGTGTACAAAGATAAGGATGGAAACTACCTGAAAACATTGCAGGTAAGCCTTGCTGGTTCTGGACTGGCTGAAAGTATGAGTGCAGATATAGCCAAGAACAATACAGCTACACCAGGACTGCAACAGGCAGGAGCAGATCTTGACCCACGTTCCGGCACTAACATGTTGTTAGGAGCAAGCAAACCGGAGTTGGTAACAAGCGATTACTACGGTACTCCACTTATGCTTGACTACAGAGGAAAAGGGCCTGAACCGGTAAAATTCTATCAAAGCAATCAAGGTACGTTTGCATTGTGGGATGAGTCAGGAAATGTGATAAACTACAAAGGAGTGCCACTACAAAGTGGTGACCCTGGAAAAGTAGGGCACTTGTTTAAGAATGCGGTAGAGACAGGAGAATTTTACAAAGAATCCAAAAAGCAAAACTAACCACTATGAAAGACTTCGAGGAGTTGAATGACATATACGATGGTGGTAAAGGAGCTGGAGACCCGGATCCAGTTAAGCCACCACTTCCTAAAGGTAAACCTGCTCCAATGAGTGGTCTTGCTGACAATCCCAACAGTTCTACAAGGGTGAGTCATTACGATCCTGCGGAGTACAACGGTTACCTTAAAGGTGGCCTGTATGAAAACCAGGGAGACCCAAACTTACGTCGTGGTGCAGCGCAGTCTGCTGGCGATAAGTGGGTTAACATGCTTGCGGGGTTACTACCCAAGTTTGGTACTTCTCTTGTAGAGGGCATAGGATATATGGGCGCTGCACTTAGTGAGTTTGGCGATGACAGAGATTATTCAAACCCTATGACTGAGTGGGCCAAAGAGGCTACCCGAAAGATTGATGAAGAGTGGTTCCCAATGTACAGAAAAAGCAATGACACATTCGCATTTGGTGACGCTGCCTGGTGGACACAGAACATTCAAGGCCTTGCAGTAAGTGCAGGGTCTTTTGCTGTACAAGGTATAGGACTTGCCAAACTGTTTGGTACAATAGGTAAAGGGGCTCAGGCACTTAATGCCGGCAGGAAGACCATGGCAGCTGTAAACAAAGGAGTGGAGATACTGACCTCTGGAGCCTTGGCTTATACCGAGGGAGCGATGATGGGTAAGAGTATCTACGATAAGACTTACGATACCCAACTTAAAAACCACCTTCGTGCAGGTAAGAGTTTGGAGGAAGCAGACGCATTAGCCAAGCATACAGCCTCACAGTCAGCTGCCACAACCGTACAGTTAAATACCGTGCTCAATACGTTTCTGAACATGGAGATGTTAAGTGGAGCGTTCGCTCATAAGAACGAGAACCTAATACGTAAGTTTTGGGAAAAGCAAGGTGGCCAGGCTGCCGGGGAAACGCTTGAAGATTTTGGAAAGAGAATTCGCACAGGTACCAATATAGCTGACAAAGCGATAGCCAAGCAGGTACTTAAGAACCAAGGCGCCATGCATTACTTGAAGTCCTCAGGTGGGGAAGGTATAGAAGAACTTACTAACTTATTCGCTGAGAGAACCGGTGAAGCCCTTGGCCAGTCATGGGACGACAAGACAAAAACAGCACGTACAAAGGGGCTATTTGACCAGTTTGGGGAACTATCTCATTACTTCGAGCGGACTATGGACAAGGAAGGGGCTCTATCTTTTGCACTCGGTGCAGTTGGTGGTGTTGCTCAATCGAGCATCATTGACAACATCGCTCTCCACAAAGTTACCAAGATGGACGACAACGGTAAGGCAATTGAGACTGGTGAGAAGGATGCAGCCGGCAACAAGATATACGAAACCCAAAGAGTATCTGCCCGTAACAAAGGCAAGTACCATGACAGGCTGTACTTTAATAACGTGAAGGATGCCATCATAAGCGATATAGACTCTATTGAGAAGGCTAAGGCAGCAATGGGTATAGCAAGAGCTGCCGGACAGCACGATCGTGCAGAAGCCATACAGGATGACCTGCTGGACGCTAACAACTACAATGCAGTACACATGGGAATGGCAGGCAATTACGCCGAGACATTCCGAGAGATGGCTAAAGCAGACAACAAAACTCCTGAGAGAGCAGCCATGCTTCCACAGATAGAAGCTATGAACGATGGCATTGACGCAATGGAAGACGGCCCTGATAAAGAAGCTGCTATTGTACAAAGAGATGCTCTGCAAGCCAAGTACGAGAAAGCCGGTGATGTTACTGAGGCTATGCGGCTGGGTCTTGCCAAGGACATGGATGATAATGAGTACAAGAAGAAAGCAGAGACCGCTATCTCTTCCCTGTCAGACCTGGAAAAGATCCACGCCAAGATACAGCAGAAGTATGGTCGTGAGGATAACCCTGCAGTACAGCGGGTAGCTGATGCTATTAGTTCAAGGGAGATGACTTTGTACTCTATGGACAAGCGCATCAAGAGGTTGGAGCAGAAAGCATTGGAGCTAAAATCCGAAGAGGATGTACTGATTGACGCCTCCAGCGATGTAACCGGTTACAACAAAGAAATCATTCGCAGCAGTGAAGCTGAACAGGTAGCTATAGAAACACAGAACAGATATGCAGAGCAGGCCGCACTTTTACGTGACGCCAAGACTGCACTACAAGCAAACCCTAATGACGCTGCAGCAAAAGCTGTAGTGAACAACCTCATAAAGAAGTACCACATTCTTGGGATGGAAGAAGATTCAGAACTTGGTGCTGTTGCCAAACTTGAACAAGTGTTGATTCGTCGTCACAGGTTTGCTGAGGCCAAGGTAAAGGAGTCACAAGATGTGCTATACAATACAACCGGGTACAATGAGTGGGCTCAGGCCAACCCAGACAAAAAGTTTGAGGACTTAACCGAAGCTGTTGGGAAAAAACATCAGCTTGGTAAAGACCGCTTAGCTCTTGAGGCATTCCTTGAGGAGCAGCGCAATGAGTACAAGGAAGGGTCTGCAGCTCTGTTGGAACTAAAGAGTGAGAAAGGTACCAGAGCTATGGTAAAGAAGTCAGAAGCACTGCATCGTGAGATGGTTAAGAAAACAGTAGCTGAAAGAGAAGCCGCTAAACTTGAAGATCTTAAGCGCCAAAAGAACTATGTGGCTACCGAAGAGCAGCTTCTTCGTACAAAGAATAGACTACGTAATGATTACGTAGTTGAGTTAAAAGCCCTGCAACAAGAACAGGTAAAACTTACAGAGAACATTGAGCAGATTAACGCTGAACTGAATACCTTCCTGAGGAATGGCATAGTGTACAACACCACGCAGAAAGGGGTGAACAGGTGGCATCAACTGAAGGATAACAAGGAGAATGCAGAAACCAGGCTTGCCAGGGTAAAGGAAGAGTTAATCCGGGTAGAAACCTTGTTCGATAACCTCGTTGCAAACATAGCTCAAACTACTGCTGTGGTTGCAAGGATACGAGAAGGGTACAATAATAAAAGATCTGCATCACCGGTTAACGATACAAATGCTGATGGAACCTCAGAGGAAGAGGTAGACGTGACTCAGGAGAAAACTAAAGACATCGATAATATGGAGGACCCGATGGTGGCTCAGTCCCCTGTTGTTCAGTCAGCGCAACTACTTCCAGTGGTAGAAGCTAAGCTTAAAGCTTATGAGTTCGCCATGAAGCTTGCACCTGTTGCCATCCAGAACAAGCTCGTTGCTGAGGAGCAGCGGGTGAAGCAGACTGGGGATAAAGTTAGCCTTGACTTTCTGAAAGACAGCGTCGACACACAACTCGGTGGGCAGATTATGTTGGCCATGAGAGAGTACATCGAGGCGGTTAGAGCCTTTGAAGCATCCACTGTAATCGAGAATGCCACCAACGACAATGATGTGCACATAACTGCCGTGAACCATATAGTGAGCAAGATAGTGGAAACATCAATTGAAGATGATGGAAAGGATGTAGACCCAGCCGGCATGACCGGTGAAGCGGACTCTCTTGTATTAAGCAAGGTAGGCATTGACACCACTGAGGAAGAAGATGGTGTGAAGACCATTGGCCGTAAGACAGAGAAAGTGATCAAGATAAACACACTGGCTCTTGAGTACGTGCGTTTCTTTGACCCCGTGCGTAAAGCTTACAGAACCTACTCGCTTGTGGACAGGATTAACGAGCACGCCAACACGCGTATGATCAAGCCGAAAGGGTTAACGATAGGAACTAAAGTGATACTGGCCATAGATACCAACTTCTCCGGAGTACAGAACTATGATGATGATCTGGTACTTGACGAGTACGGTAAGCCACTCAAGAAACAAGCCAGCAGCAAAGACTTCCTGACAGTCACCAACGATGTGGACATGGATGACCTGACAAAGCTGGGCGATGTGCCCATCAAGATAATGACTGAAGACGGGGAGATCCTCGGATGGTTACCACGTATGGGCTGGGTTACAGCACAGATGCCTGGTACTGAGGGAGCAGAGAAGTATACGAATGTACAAGGCGAGATAAAGGATGCCGAAGGCAACGTAACAGACAACATGGCCATACAGAAAGAACAAATGATGGCGGTACGTAAGGCTGTGGCTGAAGCTCATAACAAAGGACGTGGGTCAATTGGTACCACCATTGATACAGTAGGAGCAGGAACAGCTATCCTTAATAATGTGCCTAACCTGAACACAGAGACGGCCCGCATTCAGTGGGAGTCTACTGCTAAGCTGTTACCAAGATTTCCAGAAGAAAGTTCCCTCACACTGGCCATCATTAAAAAAGGGGGTAACGTATACGAAAGGCAAGGGCACTTGACCGACAAGACCGTCAACAAAGGCGATAGCAGGAGGTACACGGACTATGATAACCTACCGGTGGTATTGCTGCCGGGGTACAATGGTGAGTACGTACTTGCTCCGCTGATGGCTCGCAAGATCTGGGACGAGAAAGGAAGCCAGGGTGACTTTAACACCATAGTGAGGGCAATTGAGATATACATCGGAGCAACCTCTGACACGGCTGAGTCTCAGGCTCAGTACAAGAAGGAAGCTGCAGACGTTAAGGCACGTACGAAGATTGACATACTCACGACAGAGGGGCTACGCAATTTCATCAACCAGTACTTCACGTACACCCACACTCACTTCAACGACTCAACAATAGCTGCAAGTAAGCGCTCTGATGGAGAGAAGACAGTATCGGAATTCCTGTTCAAGATCGAGGATGCTGTAGAGGGACAGACCCGTGGCAACATCAAGATAGGTACTACCTACACTGGAAGACGCCCGAACCATGCCAAGCTCATTAACGGCAAACTGGATCCGAAATTCGTGAGCCAGTTGCTTGCGGGTATAGGAGGCAGGTACAAGAACGTCAACTTCCAAAAGGATAAGGACGGAGTTAAGCTTATTGGTATCAACACACCGGGCAAGTTCACCGCTCCTATATTCAGAGCTGATGGCGTGTGGGCATTCACCGACCACGATAGCTACAACGACTTTATAAAGGCGAACACCAAGACCAACGTGGTGGGCACCAATGTGGTGGACGGTAAGCATATTTATACAGTTCACCCGGCCATCACCCTTGATGTCAAGGAAATTCTTAACACCCCTGATGTACAGGCTGTGGATACCACGCTTGCACTACCAGGCACAGAGCAGTCCACTGTAAGTCACGCTGAGTCGATGGCTATAGAGACAGACGACTGGATCACCGGTAAGACTACAGAGCGACCTCCAGTGAAGATTGAGAACGTAGTTGGTCAGGATGAAACTGCTGGTACTGCCGTGTCCATGAAAAGTCTGCAGGATAAGTATAACTTTACACCCGCAAGTAATCACAACGGGAAGACAGTAGCTGAGGTGTTCGAGGACATGCAACGATTAGGCATACCTTACATTGCAGCAGGCTACAACCCGTTCTCAAGATGTATCTAACCCTATAACCCCACTATCCTATGGCAGTTTGTAACTATCTTGCTCCTAACAACGAGAAGTCCCTTTTAGCCGCAGCATTGCTGCAACAGTATGGCCCTGATGTAACGGCCAGGATGTGGAACTACGCCACTGCACACATGGCAGAGTATACCGAGTTCGATGTGAACGGAGAGCCTACTATGGCTCAAGTGATGAGAGGAAAGAACGTAACCCCACAATCTCGGGTATCTGAGGATAACCTTACCCTTACACCGGGTGCGCTGATTGTGTACAAGGATACACGATACATCCTCAAGGGCATTAACCCTTCCGGTAAAGCTCAGCTTATCACCATGGAGGGAACTAATTACTCTGGTACTCCCGATGCAAAGAACGTAAGAGTAGAGGGTAACTTAAGTACTGTGGAGTACAACGGTACCGACTACGTCATATCCGCTGAGAGCAGGATCATATCACTGGCAACAGGAAAGGATGTTTACACAGGAGCTGACAACAGCTCACAGGTACAACGTAAGGCTATACTCGATAAGGCCCTTGTGCAGAACGAGGAGCACGAGGCTACCAGACCCAGGACTGAAGGAGAACTTTACTGGGCAGAGCAGAACAAGAAGAATAAGAAACCTGCATCAGCCCCAAAGGTGGGGGTATACGGCTTCTTAGGGTACAAAGGTGGCTTTAAAAATACAGGAAAGGGAACGCCAACGGGAGACCATAAAGATATGGCGATGCGAGGAGTAGCTCAGGGGGCTATCGTGGAGCTGAGTAAAACAACACCAAGCTCCAGCCTGACATCACTAAGGGAATACCCATCTCTTCATGAGGAGGGGAAAGCTAAGTACAGCGTTTCAAACGAAGCTGCACCTCCAGAGGTTATGATGCTCGCCAGAAACGGGAGCCTCAAAGGGAAGCCTCTGCATGATGACACAAAGGCTGTCATAGAGAGTTTTTACAAAGAGGGAGTTAAGTTTGTAGTTGGCGACATGCCCGATGTGGATAGTCAATTCATCGACTATTTGGTGGAAATAGGGGCTACGTTCACGATATACCATACGGGGGATGCTCCACGGGTTACAGTAAAAGCTGAAAAGGAAAAAGAGGAGGCAGAACCATCCCCAGCCGAATACCTCCACAAAGAGATACGTGTTATTGGCGAGTCAGTGAGCAGCCGCAAAGGTGTTCGCATGGACGCTGAGTCGATGGAAGCAGAGATCCGTGACCTCATCGCTGAAGCCAAGGCCAACCCTACAACCGAGTACCACATACCTTACCAGAGCTTGAACGACAAGCACCGGTTCGAGAACGGGTACACAGCAATAGAGATGGCTCTTATGTTCGAAAGTGTTGGTGAGTCCGCTCCAAACATCACCTTCTCTGATTCCTTTCTGGAGACCTTCAACGCACAACCGTCAAGGTATGCAGCGGATTTCACCATTGAGGATCAGATTGCACGTATGCTGCAGAACATGCGCGGTACTGCTATGAAGCAGCAGCTCAACCAGCTCTTCGTACCAATCATGAACGCAGAGGGTAAGCAGATTGGGAACTTTACCACTGAGAAGCAGATTGCTGCAGTGGACACAGCCATGTGGTTCGTGTACAAGATTGTCACCAAGTTTCCCGGTACCAAGATCAGTGAGGCGTTCCAGCAAACCATGTACAGGATGAAGGTACAGGCGGATAAGTTCCGTGCGGATGGAAAGACAGAGCAGGCGGACTCCATCATGGAAGTGCTGAACAGCTTTGCCTTTGACCAGGCTAAGGGCGTGCAGTCAATTGCCGGCCTTGTTATCCAGAACCTGGAGCGCTATGGTTTAGGCGTGAAGAACACCAAGGCCGTCCTGAAAGGACTGGAGTACGCTGCCAAGAGGATAATCGACGGTAAGGTGACCACCCAACTTACCGAAGACCTGCTGGTTGTAGACGGCAGCGTAGACATGAAAATGAAAGATGATTCAGAGGACGAGTTCTCCTTAGAGGAGGGCACGGCTCTGAGAGATTATAACGACATGGTGTTTGAGCTTGACCCGAGGGATACAGCCTCGTGGAAGCTTAAGCTATTCATGGCCAACGTAGAAGATACAAGCTATGAGCCCGGTTCGGAAGTACCCATCAAGGTACTCAACCACCTCGGGTTCCCAAAGATGCTAAACTTCGATGACACCTATGAGAAGGTGATGGGCCTGCTGGCTGATAGCAAGCGTGATTTCGCATCATACGATGCCAAGCTACGTACAGCTGCCAAGACCAATCCTATGTACCTGACAGTAGCCAGAATGCTTAAGGAGGCAGACCAGAGCCAACGCAATGAGTTCGTGAAGGTAATGAGCACTCACTACCAGCAGTTCCTGATGATGACCTTCAACTCTATCAAGCAGGATGATGGTACATTCAGGTGGATACTTAACCCCTTTGAAGCCAACCGGAGCTCGCAAGTACAACACATGATCAAGGGATGGCAGGAAGCGCAGAAGAACTCCGCCATTATGAAAGTGGTAGGTGGTGAACGTGTGATGGATGTGGAGAAGGTACAAGGCAAGTATGCCTCGTGGGTACGTGTCTTTGACATGATGCTCAATAAGTACCCAACACTGGTGGACATCATGGGGAACAAGAACAACAGCGAAGAGAAGATAAACGATGCAAGAGAAGCGCTGGGCGTTCTTGGTGCAGAGATGGCAGAGCAGCTTAAGGCAGCAGACCCCAACGTAGACTTTGTGGCCTTCACTAAGGATCCACTGGCTCACATGAAGGTGTTCGTCGCTGAGTTCATGGCCCTGAACGGAATAGAATTCACACCGGCAATGCTGGAAGATCTGTTCGACAATATAGCTACGCGTACCAAGAACACCAGGTACCAAACAGCAACCATGGCCGGACAGTTTGCTTTTGATAAGTACGGAGTACCTACTGGTATGTTCTCGTCAATGGTTTGGAAAGCAGCTGGATGGAATAAAAATTACGACCAGCAGACAAGCATGATCGGCGACGAAAGTGAAAGACGTGCAGGTACTGTCAGCAACCCGCTGTACACTGATGGTACTGCAGTAAAAATACTTGCTCGTGTAGCAGCAGCTCACACAGACCTACTCACATCACCTTCACACAGGAACTCAGAAGGCAAGACCATATATGACTACTCACTGAACAACGCACTGTCACTTCGCATGAAGGAGCTGTTGCCCGAGACGCAGACTGAGTTCGATGCTATGTACGAGGAGATGTCCAAGGTACACTTCGCCAAGAATAACTTCCTGCTTAACACATGGAAGGCAGGTAACCGGGAAGCAGCCGGGATGATGATGATGGATGGTCTCAGGCGTGTAGGTACCACCAAAGGTATCGTGCGTACAGCCATGTCAGATAGAGAGCAGATGCTGATGGCTATCGGGTTATTCCAGAATCGTAATAAGGATACAGCGCACTACATGTCGCTGACACACTCGGATAAAACGATGACCCCTGTGTTCACCAATTTCCCTAAGGTTGTAACAGGTGGTGCAAGCACTCTAAACGATAATGCATTCGAGGCAGTAGAGAACGTGTTCCTCGCAGAGTGGGAAAGGATACGCCAACATTGGAACGTAACCTTCGACCATGGTCAGTACAACATAGGCAAGAAGCTATTCTTCACCCTTCCTCAGTTCAATTACGAAGCTATGGTGGAAACCATGAACGCCGGCACAGTGATGAACTTCGGTGACACTGGAGCCCCGAGAGCTATGACTGAGAAGGATATAGCGACATTGTGGGTAGGGGAAGGTAACAATCGTGAGATCACCAATGATATTGGCGATAAGGCAAAGAAGGTTATATCTGCCATGCTCAATCACTTCATTGAAGAGATGACGATGGACACTGTGGCTAAGTGGGAGGATGCTGGCATAACTAACAAGAGTAAAGCTACATACAGCTTTGACAGCAGTTATGTGAAGAAGCTGATGGAGAACAGTAGCTACAACAATATCAAGAAGAGCAAAGGAAAGTGGACAATTGATGGAGAGGAGATGGGTAAGCGGGAAATATACGACATGGTGGTGAAGACCGCCGCCAGAGACCTTTCGCTAAACTACTTCCTGGTTAATACCTCTATGGCCCAGCTTGCCTACGGTGACCCTGCTCAGGCAGCAAAGTTCAAAGACTCTCAGCTTGAGCAGAATACCAAAGGAGAGAAAGTACTTAAAGCCGGACAGTCACTGACGTTGGTAAATGCCACGTATCAGGAGTACTCCAAGAGATTGGCAAAGGACATAGCACCCGGTCAGGACATGGCTTGGGAGGATACTAAGTACAACACGATCACTATAGCCGATGTGGTTACTGACGAGAATTACATAGACAGGTTTACCGAGAACAGTAAGCTGCAGAAAGCCTATAAAGAGGTGGATGCCACAGATGCTCAGGAGTTAACCACAGTTCGTGAACACTTGAAGATGCTGTTCGCAGGCGGTAAGATACAAGAGGCTTTGTACAAAGAGATGATGGTGATTGTTGAGGAGGGTGAGAAGAAACCTGACGGGTACTATGAGTTCGAGAAGGCAGACCATATCGCTGTTATCATGCAGCCGGCCAAGCCTGTGTTTGTGGCTATGAGGCCCGAAGATCGTGGTACAAAGTTCCATGACTACATCAAGTCGTCTTCATACCCACTATATCCTCCGCTTACTAAAAACTTCGAGATAGATGGACTGAGGAGAGATATGGAGAAGCATGGTATAGCGAGAGCTCCTCACGGGTCATCCAAGAAGCTGGGTAACCCTACCACACAGATGGTACTGTTCAGCCCTGAGGGTAAATACCTTGGCGGAAACTTCGACGATAAGCAGTGGAAAGACTCCATTCATGTACTTGACAGAGGTGGTCTGCGTATACAGCAGGAGATACCTTACGACGAGACCAAGGAAGCTATCAAGACCCTGTCTCAGATGAACAAGCTAATCACAGAGAGCCTGGCAGCATTGCCCGGAGCTGAGTTTAATGTAGGTGGTCGTATGATGAATGCTGCAGCCTTGAGAAAGTATAAGGAGAGTATCCGCATGGATCTCATCAACCGAAACTTCGAGAAGTTCGCCAAAGAGATGAACTACAAAGATGGTGAGGTTGTTGACAAGACCAAAGTACTTGAGAGGCTTATACAGGAGGCTCGCGACCGTGGGTTCTCGGAGAACGAGATCTCAGCACTGGTGTATCGAAATGATAAAGGGGAACTGGAGATACCTTTGATGTTTTCTTCGGCTGCCGAGAAGTTTGAGAGTACACTAATGTCAATGATCAAGACCATCGTAGACGTGAAGATGCCAGGTAAGAGTTACGTACAGGCAGCAAGTGTTGGATATGTAGGCAAAAATAAGATGAGGCAGATGCAGGAGCTTACAGAGGAGGAGCGTGGTGGTATAGTCTACGCCAATGGTTATGACGCCTCTACTCCGCTGAAAACAATGGAGGTGCTCGAAGACGGTACAGTTATCCCGGCTCAGGTGATAGCGCCATTCACATTCACCATACAGGACGAGACCGGTAAATGGGTTCCTGCGAACATAAAAGACTACTTACTGGAAGACGGTAAGACACTCGACATGAAAAAGGTACCTGTGGAGCTATTACAGCTCGTTGGTGCCCGTATCCCGAATCAGGGGCATAACTCCATGCTCGCCATTGAGATCGTCGGATTTACGCCAGCAAGCATGGGTGACCTGATGATTGTACCTTCTGCTATAACCAAGCAGATGGGAGCTGACTTTGACGTGGATAAGCTTTACACTTACAAGAGACCGTACAAGATGGTCGATGGTAAGTTCGTAGTGGACACCTTCACGGGTGCCCCTACCGACAATGCTGATCGCACCCGTGAGACATCTATTAAGCAGTTTTTCGCAAAGCTTCATGGAATAGAAGCGATAGAGGATGTACCGGCTAACTTGGTGGAGACACCAGAGCTCGAAAGTAAGATTGACACCTTTCATGCTGAGCGTTTAAGCAAGCTGGCAGCGCTGCCAAAACCTACAGACGCACAGCTTAAGGGTCAGTACTTTGATGTACATTGGGCGGTACTTACCCACAAGGATGTTTACAACAAGGTACTCAATCCTTTGGACAAGAAGGACATTAAGAACGAGAACACTTTGCTGAAGCCTAAGGAGTCAGGATTCAATAACTACTTCAACGTAACCACACAACTATCTGACTTTCAGAGTGGTAAATACGCTAAGACGCTTGTTGGTCTTACTTCGCTATCGGTTACCTTCAACTCTGTGATACAGGATAAGGCATTGGAGCTGGGCAACAAGGAGGCTGTGTATGATACTGAAGGAAACTTCGTAGGCACCAAGGACAAGCCGTTCAGTATCACGTTACACAAAGAAGATGGTACACCTATCCACCTGAACAAACTGTCAGGGTATGCCACCAGCCTGTACAAGAACTCCAAGGGAGAGTACGAAGTACGTACCAAGCATGATAACCTTACCACCCTGCAGTCAGCTGCAGTGGATAACGCCAAGGATAGATCACTGGATAACCTGAACTTAACCCCTGACACGTACAAGGCTGTTGCAGCACTGATGATGTTGGAGAGTAGTGACGGCAAACCAGAAGCCGTAGACTTAAGGTACGCTACCAGAATGCTGACATCCCCGGTGATACGCAAGTTCTCCCGGTTGATGGCTGACGGTAATGATAGCTTGAGCGAAGTGTTCGAGCCAGATCTGAAGAAGTCAGTGATCGAGAAACTGAAAAGGCCCCTTATCATGAAGGTACTTAGCGGAGAAGAGGCAGGGGATTACAATGAGGACGAACTGGATTACGTTACCAAGAAAGTATTGAGTGAGTTCAAGCTTACACCGGAAAGCTTACTTGCTGAGGTTAACCGCCCCACAGACAAAGGGCAACTGGCAATTCTGCTTACATTCGAGAAGCTGGATCGCGCCGGTACGAGAATGACCGAGCTGCAGTCCATCTTCAACCAGGACACCAAAGGCGCCGGGCCAGGATTCCTTGCTGCGGCCGACAAAGTTACAAAGTACCAGAACCTGTTTAACGATAAGATAGAGACCGGTATACTTGGTGAGGTAGAGCTTGCTAATGGTACTGAGCAGGCAAAGACCTTCTCAACGGTGATGTACACGGCAGTAAACCTGGTAGGGCAATTCTTTCCTTACCAGTCTCTGGTACCCAACAAGGAAAAGAACTCCCTGTTCGATAGGTTACGCGCAGAGACGGGTAAGACCCAGCTGCCGATAGACTTGCAGAAGCAAGTTATAAAGTCTATGCGCTCTTACGTATACTCTTCCATTCATACCCTGTGGCCTGACGCCTCAGGGGAGAGGTTGAGGCTTATGTACAACATACATGGCCCATCACTGGCGCAAAGAGTTGCACAGGCCAAGCTTACGTGGGGTGCTACCAGTTACTTCATGCAAAGGTTGGATCCGCAGATTGGGTTTACCTCTCAGAGTCCTGACTTTGTTGGGTTCAACTCTGCCAAAGCAGCGACCTATGATGAGAACATGAACGTGTCTTCCTTCATGGAGATGCTCAGCTCAACTGACAGAGATGTGAAGATACTTGCTGAAGACCTTATACGATACGCCTACCTATCCAGTGGTAACATGGACGCAAGTTCATTCCTGTCGAAGATACCACTGTCATACCTGATAGACAGTGAGTTCACCAGGCAACTTCGGGTGGCTGAGGAAAACATAAACATATACGGTAACTCGTCTACCTTCATGGAGCAGTTCTTCCAGCATTTCCCGGATAGTGCAATGCAGGTTGATGACAGTGTATTCCACGCTGACTCGGTTACTTTCGACGAAGTGTTCTCACTCAGTCCTATCGACTTTAAGGGGTACCCCTCGAATATTGAGCATAAACGTATGGTTATAGCAGACTCTAAAGGAGATTACGCATACCCTATGTACCTTTCCTACAACTCCTCAGCAGATGGTAAGCGTATACTGTACAAGAGATCAGGCTTTGGTACTTACAAGAGAATTGACACGCTCGGTAACACGAATACTGATGAGTATAACGGTGCAGTGTCGGGAGCAAGATCTATATTTCAAGAGAACAGGGCAGCAGCAGTAAAGATAGCCCCAACAAACCCTATAGCCGCACTTACCCAGCAGGTAAACGACCTTACTGAAAGTATGGAGAATAAAGAGAACGCCTACGAAAACTTTGGTATGCCTAAAGAGGGTGGAGGAATAGAGGTTGCCCACCAGATGCTGAGCGCTGTGGCAAATGATGACCGTATGCCTGAATCGTTACGTACAGTTGCCCGTGTACTTGGGTCTACTTCAGAAATTGACTTCGCCTATGATGGCCTGAGAGCCACATTTGCTGATGCAACACCGGAGAACTTCGAGGTCGCATACGAAGCAACAAAAGATATGGATGGTACTTATGACTTGAACAAAAGCAGGCTTACACTCAACAAGGCTAACGGTGATCGCAACTCAGCCGCTGAGACATTACTACACGAAATGCTTCACCACCGTACCCGAGGATTAGTAATGATGTCTGGGTTCAGCCCGGCTATATACAGGAACATTACTGCTGCACAGAAAGCCGCAGTAATAGCCCGCATCGGTGAGTTCAACAACAAGTACCCGGAGGTAGAAAAGATCCTTGGTAAGCTTGACTCTATAAGGTACCAGGCTCTGGTGGAGTTACGTGCTCGTGTTATCCTGGAGCAAGGGGAAGAAGCCTTTGCCAAGATCATGACTGACGTTGCGAACAATGAGATTACTACGGATGACCATTTGAATCTATACGCCCTGTCCAGTGTGGACGAGCTGATCTCATATAGCCTTACCAATAAGAAGGTCGCTGCATTCCTTAACACTGTACAGGTGAAAGGTGAGCGCACACTTATGGAAGCAATATGGGATGCATTAACTGCAGTACTTGACAGCATTGCACGTACACTGGGTGTGGAGGTTCGTGACGGTAGTGCCTTGAAAGAAGCTATCACACTCTCTTTGAAACTTGCTACTCTCAACAGCAACCGGGATACAACAGTACGTGTACAGACTGCAATAGAGCAGGACACTACGTTGGAGTTCGAGACCGAAAGGTATGCCAACACCATCAAAGATGTACTGGAAGAGTCTTACAACAAAGAAGTGAAGATCTCCAGTGAGGGAACTCATATTGTTATGAAGTCAGCTTTTAAGCACGGACTTGCTCCAACAGCTCCTGTAAGGACGGACGTGCAGAAGATAATAGATAAGCTTGAGGTACAAGAGAAAGAACTTAATGCACTTGCCAACAGAGTTAATACTACAACAGATGAGGGCAAAAAATTGTACCAGAATATAAAGGCTAAACGCCGTGAAGTTAGCGAGGACATCAATAAGTTGCTACATGAAAACCAACTTGAGGCTGTATCAGAGGTGGGCATTAAGCAATTGGCATGGGCCAAAAGCATTATCGCTAAAGACAGCCCTACTCCTCAGGAGATCATGGTAGCTATGAACATATTAGACATCTGGTCTACAGTGATTGACTTGGTGTACGGAGGAGAGACAGATGTTGCAAGCTATAACGCAGAGCTTGGAGAACTTATGAGAGATGCTCGTGGACTCCGTAGTGGTGAGTTCGCAGGAAAGGCTCAAGAAGTATTCACAAGAATGGCTGGTAACTATGACATAGCACTTTCCCCTGAAGATTACGACAAGAGCCTTAAGGAGATGTTCTCAGGTACACAGCTTTTCTTAACACTTGCCAGAGCAGAGAGCAAGCTCACAGCAACTATTGGAGTACTTGGTACCATAGCTGCAGAGAATAGTGATGGTGAAATACGTAAGTATGCCACCAGGCTTGAGGCATTGAAGACAAAGATGGAGGAGTTAGTTGGGCAAAGAGGGTTACCGGGCTTGTACAAAGAATTCATGCAGGAGAACAAGGATGACACCGCTCATGGTTTTGTACAAAGATACTCGCCAGAGTGGTTCTCACACATCAACAAGTTGGAGTCTACCCTTGAATACAGATTGGAAGAGGCCAAAGGTATAAAGGATCCTGATAAAAGGAGAGAGGCATCAGCTGCTGTATATGCCAGGTACTGGAAAGCCCTTAGTACTGCAGCGGTATTTGTTGATACCCGCATCTTCTTTGATATAGAAACAGGAGAGGCCATGTCTGGTACAACTGTAGATACTGAAATGGCATACCTTGTACAGCAGGTGGGGTCTGAAGAGCATGCTCAGGAACTGATAGAAGAAGCCGGAGAGCAGTACAAAAAGTACCTGGATGCAAAAGAGGCTGCGTTCCTGAACTTTGAGGCAAATGAGTTAACTGAAGAGGAAAAAGCAGCGGTGGTACTTACAGCTGAGGAGCTGTTGTTGGCCCCGCAGGAGCAATACGACATACGAACTACCAGAGAGAATGAGCTACTTGAAAAGATGATACAGGCTGAGAAGGACAAGTGGGACAGTTACGAATCCCCTAACCTGTTCTTTGAGTCCAAACTTGCCAATAACTCTACCTCAGGGTTTGGTAGCTCCAGGTTCACTGTTAAAGCCCCAAGGTTAAGTAACGATGCTTTCTACGATGCTAAGCACAAAGCTATAATGGCTACTGCCAACAAGGATGCGACTGTAATCACAAAGGCGGCCATTTTCGAGGAGTTCATAGCAATACGTGATGAGTTGTTAGATGGTTTGCCTACGCACGTAACTGACAAGATGGACACAAGCTTCCTTCCATCAGTTACAGCAGAAGTCACAGCCAGCTTAATGGGTAAGATAGGGCAGCTTAAGCCGAAATCTTTATTGAACAGAGGGTTCATGGCTTCCACAGTTAGCCACTATGAGAAAAACTACAAAACCAATAAAGACGAGATTCCTCTGGCATTCATTAACACTGGCAAGTCCTACAACCTGAAAGAAGAAGAGCTTTTACGTCGTCAGGAGCAGGTAGCCGGGTGGAGTAAAAACTTACTGCACACCATGGAGCAATTCTCAAGAATGGCTATTCGCCATAAGCACATGAGTAAGCACCTGGATACCGTAAATGTAGGTGAGGCTCTTATCAAGAGCATTAACAAGGCAAGACTGGAAGATCCGGAGAAAGGGCCAGCACTTACCAAAACCATAGAGGCTATCGAGTTCATGAAGAAGTCGGTGTTCTTTGGTAACGATAAGCAAGCTCAGGCTGTAAGCAATGAGGCCATATACTCTTCCAGCAGAAAAGAACACAAGAAGTTATCCAACGAGATCAAAGACTTGATAGAAGAACGGGAGAAATTGTGGGAAAAGATGAAGGGTGGAGTGGAAGTCATGACTATCGAGGAAGATGACAGGCTTACTAAGATTGAAGAGCGTATCGAAGAAATCACAGCATCCGGCCGGTACTTTGCTGGAAGCAAGGCTGCTGACATGTTAATAAGCTTTAACCAGCTGAGAGCCCTTGCCTTCAACCCGTTTGCTGCCATAACCAACTTCACCTTCGGTATGATCTCAGTGATGATACACGCCAACGGAAGAATGGACTATACCAACAAAACTGCTCGTCAGGCTATGCATGAGATGCGGCATGCTCAACATAAGTGGCTAACCTTTGGTGCATTCGGACAAGACAAAGCAGCAGCCAAGATATTCAACCTGATGCTCAGGATGAACCTGATTAACGAAGTACAAAGCAGTCTGCACGGTGAGTCCAACATTGACACCATGAAGAAAAAGTCGATAGCCAAGGCTGTGATGCCCTTGAACTGGCAGCTTTCTGGTGACTATTTCACCAAGGGTATGATGATGATAGCTATGATGAAACACAAGATGGTAAAGGTAACAGAGGACGGAGTGGAGAAAGAAATCTCTCTTTGGGATGCTCATAACAGCGAAGGCGACTGGAATGCAGAGAGGTTCGGTATTGACGATACCTGGCAGTCAGAGGATGCAGACAAACAGAAGAGCTGGGTCAAGTTTCGTACCAAGACCAAAGCTGTAAGTACGCTGGTATTCGGTAATCAGGATGCTAACTCCAAACTGATGGCCCGTAAGAACGTAATGTGGAGAATGATCGGTCAGTTTCGTATGAGCTGGTTACCTGAAGGTATTGCTACAAGGTTTCAGGACAAGCGTTTCGATGTTAGACTTGACCGAGATGTAAAGGGCAGGTACAGGACGATAGCTGATCTGGGTATTCTGAACTCTGGCTTTGTACTTATTAAGCAAGTGCTGAGTGCCTTACCCGGTGTCAGCCTTGATGCCTTTGCTGATGTTAAAGACAGGAAGAGAGAGCCAATATCGGATATGGATAAGGAGAACATGCGTAAAAACCTGTCAGGTATAGCCTTCACCATAGGCTTCCTTACAGCTATTCTTACTATGAAGGCCCTGCTAAGCCCTGATGAGGAGGAAAAAAAGCGCCGCAGAAGAGCAGGATTGAGTTCAACACCTGCAGAGTTAAGGATGTTTGTGAACCTACTGACCAGGAACTATCAGGATCTTACCTTGTACGCATCCCCTGACGTGTTCGATACTGTACTTGGAAACCCGGTTCCATGCCTTACTGTGGTTACTGATGCGTTCAAGTTGCTGAAGGCTTCTGCCAAGTTGTTAGGAGATGACCCGAAGAGGTACGAAAAACTGTGGAAGCGTACAGCTAAGCTTGGACCGGGTCTGTCCAACATCAGTAAGTTCGATTACATGACCAGTAAAGACTTGATGGACATAGGTCACTAAGGTCGATAACTCTATAGTAGTAAAGCAGCCCAGCGGATGGTTCCAAAAGCCCTCTCAGCTGGGCTCTTACGTAGTGGATGAGGTACCTTCGCCGAGACTAAAATCCACTACCTATGGCCGCAGAAGACCCGCATTTCTCCCCCAAGTTTCAGATAACAGTAGTACCAAGATCCTCGGCTAACTTTACCATAAAGGATTCCTCTATAACCTACGGGTTGATAGGAGGCCCCGTTGATGACGCTGCAATAATTGACACTGTAGTTGAAACCCAGTATTATGGAGAGGAGTACTTAAGAGCTGCAAGGGTTCTGTACACTGGTAACATAATAGATGGTCTAACTGTCGGCTACTACCTGAGGGATGGTGTAACGAGTATCAAGGCCTTATATGGTACTGAACTCAGCTTGGTAGACGGAGACATTACTGCGGCCTGGGCAACTGTACCCAGTACTGATGGGCTAAAAGTAACCTGCAACTTTTTTCGCATAAGCGTTGGGGATGTACCTCTGTTCGTTGACGAATTCGCAAACGTAACTCACCTGAGGAATGTAAATGCCCCTGATGAAATCCGCCAGATAAAGAGCATCGACGTGCTTACGAACACCATCGAATTGTACGAGGCGTTCTCGGTTGATTTAGAAGCTGGAGATGTGTGCACCAAGTACTACTCAGCCGTATTGAGATTACTGGTAGTAAATGGTGGCGAAGGCGGCATCATCAAAGACCTGTCAAACATGGCACTCTCTGAGTGTGGATGTGATTCCAACAACTCCAAAGACCTTATTGACCGAATACTTCTCAAGCTGGCTGCACAGGTTGCATTCAGTTGTGGCAACTACGCCAAGGCCCACAACGCCTCAGTGTTACTTGCCAAGACTATAGGAACCCTTAAACCCTGTACCACATGCTAATCGTGAATCCATCAGTTACCGCTGAGGAATCAGCACAAGCACTACACGCTGGCGGGTTAACACTCGCCGGTTTGGCAATTGAGAATGCCCTAAGGAACTTGTACTCTTCCCCATTAAGCTCATGCGTAAACGGGAAGAAAGATTACCAGCGCATGATCTGCTTGTACTTATTCATGTACGCTGCCGACTCTTGGTGCCCTGATGATTGTACTTGTACAATGACGGAGCAGGAATACATAGCCATCATTGGTAAGATAGAGGAGCTGCAGCAGGAATGTTGCGACTACAAACTTGAGGGCCAATACATACCAGGCGGTACTGAAGAGGTATCAGGTGCAATAGTAAACACAAGCTCACCAACATTCATACTCGAGTTCAACGTAAGCGCCGGACAGGCTGGGTTGACCTCTATAAGCCACATAAAGTTTACCGGAGTAAGGGTAGAAGTTATACGAGGGGTATTACCATTACCCGGTATAGTCATGCCAGGGGACCAGTACTATTACACAAAAGTATTATCATCCACATCCGTTACCTTTTCTCACCCACTGGTGGAAGGAGAGTACATAAAAATCACAACCATACCCTTATAATGAAGACAATAAAACTAACATTGGCCACGCTGATGGTACTTATATCAGCCACAGTACTGGGGCAAACCCAGTCAATTGGTAACTCAGCAAATACTGTTGAGGTACAAGGAAAGCTCAGAGTGAAAAATACTGCGTCAGTTAGTGATACTACATTGTACAAGCTGGCATTACTGGACAGTTCAGGTAATTTAAGAAAGTCTACAAGCTGGCCAAAAACTTCTTCTTTACCTATATCGGCACTTACAGCAGCAACAGCAACAAATACAATCAATAATGCAGGGTTTGGGCAAATTTGGAGTTGGAATACTTTATCTACAGGCGTTGGGTTAACTATGAATAGTAATGCCCCATCAATGGCAAATGGTGCTGGGATACTTAGTCTTAGTACAATGGGAACTACTGTGGATAATGGTTCTGCTACAGCTTTTAGGGCTGTGAATAATAACTTAGGCGTTAATACAACAAATGTTGGTATTTATGCAAGTGCTTCACAAGGTACGGCAGCTAATATAGCTATTCATTCATACGCTGGAGATGTTAGGCTTAACACATATCAAGGCTCTTTGGTATTAGGCGGTGGTGGTTACAGTGGGAATAACAGGGGTGTGTTAAAGTTATTAGGATCTACAAGTGGGACAGTAACTGTTCAGCCAGCTACAACAGCAGGTACATGGACAATGACCTTACCAACAACAGGTGGTGCAGCAAATGAAGTTCTACAAACAGATGGTAATGGTGTTACTTCATGGGCAGCAAGGTCTGACACAAGTTGGGGGTTAACGGGTAACACAGTTGGGTCTAACGGCAAATGGACTGGTACGATTGATAACTACGACTATGCAATAAAAACGAATAATACTACCAGGCTACTATTCTATGCCAACGGTAATATTAGCAGGAATGCGGGTTCGACATTTACAACAGCTGGTTTAGATTTATCAACTGTGGCTTCAGCTGTAACTGGAGTTGGGTCAGCAGCCTTTGGCGGGGCGCATAATGCAGGGGGTAATTATAGTTTTGCTACCGGCTACCTTAATTATACCGCTGGTCAGCGGTCATTTGCACAAGGCTTCCAAAATAACGCCTACGGAGAATCGGGTTCGGTATTTGGTAAGTATAATAACTCAAGAGCGGATTACGAAATGGCTATCGGTTTTATGGGTACAAATTACACGTCAGCAAACAACCTTACCGACAGAATATTCAATGTTGGCTCAAGTCAAGACGGAGGTACTACACCGGCAGACGCTTTCACTATTTACAAGAACAGAAAGATAAAAGCTCAAGGCTATGGAACTGGTGCTATTACAGGAACAGCCACATACTCTTTACAGGTAGACGCAAGTGGTAATATTATTGAAGGTGCAGTAGGCGGCTCCGGATGGTCGCTTACAGGAAACAGTGGTACAACGGCAGGAACGGACTTTGTTGGAACAACGGATGCACAGGATGTTGTTTTTAAAAGAAATAATGTATTCGCAGGTAGAATTGGGCCGAGTACCACAAGTTATGGCGAATCTACATATAATTCAGCTACAAATACGGCTAATTCGTCTTTTGGTGCAGGCGCACTACTAAACGGCGGTGTTGGCGTTGCTTCAAATACTGCAATCGGATTTGGCGCACTACAAAATGCAACAACAGCGGTAGGTGGGATAGCTTTAGGATACAGGGCTGCATTTAACACCGTAACAATGAACCCTTATAGCTTGTTTATAAATTCAATCCAAAGAGGTAGTGCGGGAGCAGACACAACCGCTTCTATAATCTACGGCGCACAAGATGCCACAGCAGCAAATCAAAGGCTATATTTAAACAGTAAAGTAATAATGCCTTACCTACCCACCGCCGTTGGTACTAAAGCAGTTCGTATTGATGCAAGCGGTAATTTAAGTGTTGCCGACACAACCACAGGAAGTGGTGCTACCCCCACATTGCAGCAAGTGTTAACGGCAGGTAGTACGTTGACGGGGAGTAACATAATAGAAGGTGGTACAAATATTATAAATTGGAATAATTTTGATATATGGTCACAAACTTCAACAGGTGGAACGTCTATTGTTGATGTATCAAGTGGTGTTGAGGCTAAAATTGAGGCGTCGTCTGCTAATATATTTTTAACGACAGTTAATACCGGCACGACAAATGGTTCAGAAATAACGTTAACACAGCCTTCAATAACGTTAAGTCCAAATGCAGGCTCACTCAAAATCGATACCCTAACCTCCGCACCCGGTACAAAAGCACTCCGATACAATCCTACATCGGGATTAGTAAGTTATGCAGATACGGCAACGGGGGGAGGTTCGTTAGCTATTGGTACAGCAATTACATCAGCAACGGCAGGTAGTGTATTATTTGCAGGTACGGGTGGAACATTGCAGCAGAAAAATAGTGATTTCTTTTATGACAGTACGAATAAGAGGTTGGGGATTGGAACGGCAACGCCGTCTAACCCTTTATCGATTCGTAACTCAACCACAAGCGATGGTATTTTTTTAGACGGCACTTATCCAAGATTGACTATTCAAGAAAACACATCAGGCAATAATTTTGGGCAATTATATATTCATAACAATATTTCAGGTGCTTACTTATCCGCAAGAACAACAAGTTCCAATACCGGTAGCATTGAAGCAAGTAATACTCTTCAATTAGGAGTTACCGGTACATCAACCATAGTGAATATAAAATCTACGGGTATGGGAATAGGTACTACATCGCCAACAGCAGTACTACATTTAAAAGCTGGCACAGCCGCAGCCGGTACAGCACCTTTGAAGTTCACAACATCTGGTGCAGCGTTGCTAACTACACCCGAAGCAGGAGCAATAGAAGTACTTGCAGATACTTTATACTATACAGGTAGCGGAGGAACAAGAAAGACATTAGCGTACACAACTGACGGCATAACCGTAGGCACTACTACAATAAATCAGGGTATAACAAATGGACTATTGTTTAAAAATGCAAGTAATAGTTTACAGCAAGATTCAAGCCTGAGATTTGATTCGGCTACGAAAATACTTACTTTAGGTAAGCAAGTAATTATTAATGCTGGCTTGCAAGATGGATCAACAGTAGTATCTCAGACTAAGGCTGATGCTGGTTTTGGCAGTTTTAATCTGTTTACACATATAGCAGCTGGGGATTTCACATACCTAAATAAATTTGGCAGTCCAGTTGTTAATTACAATGTCAATAGTTCAGTATATGATGTAAGCCCAGCGCTTCGAGCACTTGGTGGGTTGCGAGTTACTGGTGCAACAACAACAGGAACTATCACAGGTACCACTTTTTCCGCTAATAGTATTAACATGAACGGAGCCACAGGAATGACTTACCAATTTGGTACTGATGGCGGTAACAATTATACTGCCCATAAATTCCAAACCAGCACTACACTAACTGGTGCAACATCAAATATTTTAAGTTGGACTAATGGAACAGGAAGTAATTTGGGATCTATTAACAAAGAGGGTAAGATGTTCTTAGGTGGTACTACTTATGCCACCGCCAACTTACACATAGCAGCTGGCTCCGCAACAGCTAACACATCACCTTTGAAATTTACAGCCGGAACAAACCTTACTACTCCCGAAGCGGGGGCAATGGAATTTGACGGCACGCACTTTTATGGTACTATTGGAAGTACAAGATACCAGTTAGACCAGCAAAGTGGCGGTAGTGGTGACATGGTATTGGCAAATGTTCAAACTGTAACAGGGTTGAAAACATTTGATAAAGATAAACTTGCAATGAAAGGAACTTCAACAGGGGTTACAACTATTTCAACAGCAAATGCAGGTGCATCTAATTACACCGCTACACTACAAGCTGCAACAGGAACGATTGCCTATACATCAGACACCACAGGTGCGTTTGTTACCGACATTATTCGCACACCCGGCGTTGATAGCTTTTGGTACAGAAAAGGCGGGGTGTTATATGGACTTAAGGATTCAGTAGGTGGTGGCTCATCAGGCATAACTGTTGGAACTACGGCAATAACATCAGGAACGAGTACAAGAATTCCGTTTAATGATGGAGGCGTATATGAAGAAGATGCAGGGCTTACATGGGATAAGAATAATAACGCTCTTTCCATTAATAGCGCAGGAAGTGGGACAGGTATTAGCGTTTCAGGTACTAACCCACGAATCAGTATTACTTCATCAAGTACAAGGGCTACATTATATTTAGAAAACCCTCTTGGGTATGTAACTCAATTATATGGTGAGTCAGGAGACTTTACTATACAACAATCAGGAGGGAATGTTCCCCTATTTCTAAAGCAATCAAATGGCAATGTTGGGGTTTTTAATACTTTATCACCCACAGCAAAATTGCATATAGGGGCAGCGACAGCGACAGCAGGTACAGGACAGCTAAAGTTTACCAATAGCGTTCTACCAACTACCCCAGAAACTGGGTTACTTAATTTTAAAGACGGGTTATTGTTCGTGGATTCATCCACTTCAAATCGGGACACAATAGCCACAAGGGAGTGGGCAAGGGATAACATATCAGGCGGAGGTTCATTAGCGAATACCAATGATGCAACAAGCCATACTGTTACATTAACCGGAGGTACATCAGTACAATTAGTGGAAGGTAGCAATATTACATTAACCACAACAGGAACAGGTGCAAATGGAGTAGTAACTATTGCCTCAACAGGTGGAGGTGCAACTACCTTCGCTGCGTTAACAGACGTTGACTTGACATCAATTACTACGGAGGATATGCTAAAATGGAACGGCACGGACTGGATTAATAGAAGCCCAGCAAATGTTAGAACTGATTTAGGATTGGTTATTGGAACTAACGTACAGGCTTATGATGCAGACCTTACAACATGGGCAGGTATTACTCCGGCAGCAAATGTAGGTACATTCTTAGCCACTCCATCAAGTGCAAACTTGCGGTCAGCGGTAACTGATGAGAATGGAACTGGTGTATTACTATTTGACGGGGCAACTTCTCCTGATTTCGCAACAAGTATTACAATAGGAGGGGTACCAGTACCAACAGCTTCATCAACAACAACCTTTACCAACAAGCGCATAACCATGCGTACAGGTACAACAACAAGTTCTGCAACACCAACCATCAATACTGATAATGTAAACAAATATTCGCTTACCGCACAAACGGTAGATATTACTTCGTTCACAACAAACTTATCAGGTACACCAACAGAAGGACAAAGCCTATTGATATGTGTGACCGGAACAGCAAGTAGAGCAATTACTTGGGGTGCTTCGTTTGTCGCGAGTTCTATTGCATTGCCAACTACAACAAGTGGTACAGCTATGCTTTGTGTTCAATTTATCTATGATGGTGCAGCATGGAGAATAACAGGATATTATTAATCAATTATGAATAAACTTATAACGATATTACTATTACTGCCCTGCTATGTACAGGCTCAAACTATTATGCGGTTTGAATCATCAGGTACACCGTATGGTCAGATAGGCACATTTAGTACATGGACTAATACAGCGAGTGCGATATTTGAGCCTACTTATGCAACAGGTTTTAAGCAATCAACAACTGTTGGAAGTACAACGCTTGCTGTTGATGCTACAAGTGCAACAGCAACGACTTGTTTTGGTCAGTTTATTTCGCCTGCATTAGAGGCTCAAACCATATCGGGTACAGTTACTGGCTATGCCCGTATGAGTATAGCCAACGCAACAGGCGCAACAGTGCAAAGCAGGGTTAAGATAACAGTAATAAGCAGGACAGGTGCGGTAGTGGCAACGCTTAGAGCATTAACAGCAGGTGCAAGTAACTTAACTACCACGCTTACAAGTTATCAAATTTTAAACGCAGCAGCACTTACATCTTACACTTGTGCCAACGGTGATAGGTTATGTATTGAAATAGGTATAGGAAGAACAGCAGGTACAACAGCAAGGAACGGAACTATATCTTTTGGCACAAGCAGTGCAACGGATATAACGGCAGCAGCAAGTACAACAGCCAACAACCCGGTTATTACATTCTCGGGGAACTTGACATTTTACAAAGGAGTCTCATTTTAATAACCATAAAACACAAACAGATGAAAAAAGCAATCACAGTTCTATTGATTATGTTAAGTCTTGGGCTATCAGCACAGGACTCAGTTAAAGTAAGCGTCAATGTACAAGCAAGAGATTTGGAGTACATCGGCTCATTCATCTTTAATGACAACAGCACCGAGGATTTGTACGATTCTCTGAAAGTTAAATTCAGAGTGGCTAACCCGCCCACAGGTACTACTACTGTATCTATTACTGGTTATACATCTGACTTTGTAACTGTTATAATGCGTTTGAGTAATGACGCAACTGCTTTAAAAGCATTATGTTATAAAAGGGTTGCTGATATATTACGAGCAGTTAATCAGCCTTATTTAACTGCAAAACTTGATGACTTTGACACGGCAGACCAATCAACATTTCAATCAATGCGAATTTTTGGCCGGACAAGGTTGAGAAGATCAGCGAACTAATTAGTAACCATTAAACTCACACAACTATGATTTACTTACAAGTGCCAACCCCTGCAGTTACAGCTACTACGAAGTTATTAGACTACGGTTTGTTGGGCTTAATTGCAGTAATACTACTTGGCGTGATCTATTATATGGAAAAACAGAGGTCTGAGTCAAACAGCGAAACAAAGCTATTAATATCCGGGCTAAACGCAAAAGTAGATGCCCAGCAGTTAGAGCAAGAGAAGCAACAAGAAAAGCATGTAGAGTTCATCACCGGGGAGTACAGGCGTAGTATGGAGATAAATGTAAAGTGCCTGGAGATACTCGAGGAGGTGAAAGAGCTGCTCGTTAAACAACGTCATTAAAACCCCTATATACTATGAAAAAATGGTATCAGTCTAAGACAATCGGAGGAATCCTCATCAGTGTTATCGGAGCAGCTTGTCTGTACTTCGGCATTAACACGGGTGTTGAAATTCCCGCTAACGCAGATGTAGCTCAGGTACAGGCTGTAATAGCACAAATTAAAGCCGCTAACGGAAGCTTTCCAGCTATCCTTGGTATTGTACTAAGCAGCATCGGCTCTTTATGGGCTTTGTATGGCCGCATTAAAGCAGAGACTATAATCAGCTCTGCAAAGTAACACCCGTCTTTTATCCTTTAAACCCTATGAACCATGCCCAACAATAATAACCCCCTCGGAATACAAGAGAACGCAGACAACTGTACCACTGGAGGACTTAGTCAATCGTCTACTTTGTCAGCAGAACCCATTGACCCAGGGGGTTGTTGTGTTGAGTCCGTAAATGGCAAGAAAGGAGTAGTAGTACTTACTACTGACGACGTTGCAGACTCAGTAACAAACCCATACTCTACTCCTGCAAGAGTCAGAGCAGCTTTAAGTGGAACTACACCAATAAATTTTAACGGACTTACAGGTGCAATATCCCACGCAGTAAGTGGAATTGCAGCCGGGTCTTACAGTACTGAAGGGAAGTTTATGGTTGTTACTGTAAATGAAACCGGGCACGTAACTGCTATAAGTTTAGAAGATTTACCAGACGCAGGAAGTATTGGCCCAGACCTCACAGCTATTGAAGCTTTAGTAGGTACAGGTTATCTTATACGTACAGCAACAAACACATGGGCTCTTAAGTCTGTGGCAGGGTCTGCAGGTCGTATCATAGTAACAAACGGAGACGGTGTAGCAGGGCCTTCAACCTTTGACTTGGCCACTGTTGATGATGCCTTGGTTGGTACTTATGGCTCAAGCACACAAGTACCAAGGATAACCCTTGACAAGTACGGGCGTGTGATCTCTGTTTCCTTACAAACGATAAGCGCTGGTGGTGTATTCGATATGCCTTCAATAGGAGAGCTACTTAATGTAGCCCCAACAGCGGACGCTGCAGCTAATGGCTCAACCTTAATATACAACACTGGTACAGCTAAATGGGAACCGGGATCAATAGCTTTTCCCACATTCCCAACCGATACAGTAACAATGGAAGGAGCCTTTGCCGTAGCCAGGGACGCTGTAAACAACGAGCCCATAAACGAGGTAGCAGCAATCTCTGACGCACTTGGTGGTAACATGGTCAGCCTGCATCTGGCAGCGTACATCCTATTCGATGACCTGACCCCGTTAACCTCTCTTACTGTTCCATTACCGTACCTGGTCAACAAACAGATAGGTACAATGCCGGTTGGATACTTCCCGAGCACTACAGTGCAGATACCGCTGACTACTACATACGCTGATGGTACACTAAAGACATACGGCTCAAGTCTGATAATAGGTACACAGAAGATCGACAAATGTAACCTGAGGATAGCACCGGACGGCAAGATATACGTAACGGCGTTCATAGACGTAGCGGACTTCGTATTCCCGACATCCACATTGGATTTTGAAGCCTTATTTGTAATTGAGGTAGCCACTACTTTCTTCACTAAAACACCACCACTGTAATGAGTAAGCTTACAGAGATAGCTACTGGCTGGTACTTGTTCGTAACTGCTCCTGACAGTTTCAAGCCTATGATAAAAGAAAGGCTCGAAATCTGTGACGGGTGCGAGTACAAAGAGCAGTTGTCCCCGACAGGAATAGCTATAATCCACAGCATAAACAAGGCAGGTTCCATATACAAATGTGGACACTGTCAATGCCCACTTGCCGCTGCCGCAGCGAGCCCCGCAAAGAGGTGCCCATTAGGGAAGTGGTAACCGTTTCAACCCTACTACTATGAACAACGTATTGGAGATCGTACTGGAGCGCAAGTTCAAACACGAAGACTGTACAGAAGGTAACCTCTACGTAGGAGGAAATTGGTTCTGTCACGTCATTGAGGACAAAGTCAGAGCTAAAGCAGGACTCTGGAACAAACTGTTGAAGGTGTACGCTGAAACAGCGATACCTTATGGCAGGTACCCTGTGCTGGTTACCTGGTCTAACCGGTTCAATCGCAGGCTTACCGGTGTGTTCAATGTACCTGACTTTGAGGGTATACGTATACACAACGGAACTACAGCCAGGTCAAGCGCTGGCTGTCCCATAATCAGCTATCAAACTGACGGCAATAAGAGGCTCACCAGAGACCCCTCTGCAATGAACGACCTGTGCATTAAGATTGATGCCTTCCAGAAAACTGGCAAGGTGTACCTCACTATTATTGACTCTAAACCATAACACTATGCCCAAAATGTTAGACACAGTATGGAGCTACATACGAATCCCACTGGTAGTCGCTGTAGCTTTATTAGTTTACCTACAAATAAGGAGCTGCAAAAGACTAACCAGTACAAGCGAGCAGACAACCGTTACCACCTACAAAGACAGTACAAGCTACTATCGGGACAGATACAATAACGTACATGCACAGGTGCGGTTAATGGAAACCGACCTCAACACTATAAAAACTGTGTACACCAACCTGCTTCTGACAAAGGTCAAGGAGCTTGGAGTACCGGTGAGTAAGATACAGAGTGTTACCACCTTCAAGACCACTAAAAGCCTTAACCTTGACAGCCTCATTGCTTTGTACGCAAAGACTGACACACTTCGGCTACCTGGCCGGGACTCTCTTGTAGTAGTAACAAAGAATGTGTACATACCAGTGTACGACAGTTTGACAATAACCGAGTACTTAAAGAGGTCAGGTTGGCTAAAAAGAACTCCGGTTATAGACGTAGTAAGCTACGACACAGCCACAAAGGTTAAGTACATCGAAGCCTTTAGGGTTAAGAGGTACCAGCCCAACGTAATCATCGGCCCATCACTAACCTACGGGTACACGATGTCCGGGTGGAAGCTGATACCCGGCGTGAGCATAACGTACAAGCTTATAGGCTTGAGAATAGGCAAACAGAAATAATCACTAACCCCAATATCCCTTATGACTAACATCAGCAAAGAACAGGAGATTACGACACAGTTGAAAAAACTGTTCACAAAGCGAGATGTGTACACCACTAAAGACCTGGCTGTAGAGCTGGGTCTTCCTGTACGTGAAGCACGCCAGCTAATTAAGGATCGTATAGCTCTTGGGCATACGTACACAATACAAGGCACTATGGTTATCTACTCCAATCTCATACCCAAGTCGGTACACAAGATCAATCTGGATAGTATGGCTGCCGGTACCTACAAGATAGGGGCAACTGGCGACAACCATCTTTGCAGCAGGTACGAGCGCATGGATGTACTTAACGCCTTGTACGATGTGTTTGAGAAAGAGGGTATCACTCAGGTGTTCAACACCGGTAACTGGATTGATGGCGAGGCCAGGTTCAATAAGCATGACCTGCTTGTACACGGCATGGATAACCAGATCGACTACTTTGTGAAGAACTACCCGCAACGCGAGGGCATCACCACCAGTTACATTACAGGTGATGACCACGAGGGCTGGTACACACAGAGGGAAGGAGTGGACATCGGGAAGTATGCAGAGTACAAGGCAATTGCTGCCGGCCGTAATGACCTTAAGTACTTAGGGCACATGGAAGCGGACGTAGAGATTAAGGCACCCAATGGTAAAACCACAATCAGGGTGTTGCATCCGGGTGGCGGTTCTTCGTACGCTATATCGTACACTTCGCAGAAGATCGTGGAGAGTTACACGGAAGCTGAAGTACCGGACATCCTGTTTAACGGGCACTACCACAAGTCCAGCTACAACTTCATCCGTGGGGTACACGTAGTTCAGACCGGGTGTACAGAAGACCAGACGCCATTCATGCGTAAGAAAAGACTTGCAGCTCACATTGGTGGGTGGATAATAGAGTTCACCGTGGACACTAACGGTAAAGTGATACGCTTTAAACAGGAGTGGATCTCATTCCAGGATAAGGGCTACTACAAGAAGTGGGCCTATCAGTGGTAAGATGAGAGGGCAGAAAAAAAAAGGGTAAGCAGCCGAAGCTACTTACCCTTTTTGTATGCGTTGCATTTACACTCTGTTGAGTGGTATACTTTCTATGAACGATCTCTCCAATGGGACAGACAGTAACTCCTGGTCATTACGTAACGTCATGCCATAGTGGTCTTCCCACATCTCTCTAACAGCTGCACTTAAGTCAAGTGCAAGTAGTCGTACATCAGTGATAATCATGTTGTCTGACTTCCGGCGTTCCCTGAACTGCAAACCGGAGTTAGTACGTATCATAATTTTCGCCTCCTCTGACATAGAACTGTACTTACCCTTGATGAATAAGGCCATATCCTTCTGCCAATTGAAAGGGATGCTGTACTCTACGTACTGAAAGCCTTCATTATCTTCCCACTTAGCCTGGTATTGCGGGTGCATTACCATTCTGTGCTCGAAGAAAGTGAGGTCATTCACTTTTACGTAGATACTACTACCTGCAGCGTTAATATAGCTGTCGATGAAATTGGAATCGTCAACGAACCTGCTCTTGTTGAGTTTAAGCAACGGTAGAACAAAGTACGTACAGAGGTTCTCTCTGTGCAGTTCTGCTATTAGTTCCTCTTTACCCATATTACAAATGTACTGATCCTCATGCGACAAACTGAGAGTCCCATCCGAGTTGATCGAGTACGAGCTCATCTCCTGTTTCAAGGGCTGGTGTGTTTCTGACATAGGTTTCCTTTATGCTCTGCGTCTCAGCCTTGTGCTGATTCCAGAGCGGGTGATTTGGCTGGATCATCATGACGGCGCATAATGTCTGCACGTATATTTCTTCCCCGTAGAAGGGGCCATAGTACTTCAGGAACTGAGCTTTCACTACCTGCATCAGTACGACGTCGTTCAAGACCTCGGACTTTGCCGCTTCCTCGAATAGCTTGTTCACTTTTACTGCGCCAAGACCTGGCAGCCCTGCAATGTTATCGGTGGTGTCACCGGTTAGTACCTGTGCCCACAGATTCACGCAAGCCTGCAACGGAGTAAGCTCCTCAATACCTTCGTTCTTCTTGTAATCGAAGAACAAGCCGGCCACTTGCTTCAAGTCCTTATCCGGTGTACAAATGATGTACTGTTCGGTTGATTTGTCCGCAGCGATAGCTACTACAATGTCATCCGCTTCAAGGTTCGGACTCGTGTAGAAGCCCCATTTCTCAGTAAAGTGCTGCTTGATAATATCAGCCCACTTAACTATGAAGTCAGGCTTTGGGGGTCTGTGCCCCTTGTACGGCTGGTACTTATACAACAGGTGACGAAAGTTCATGCTCGAAGAGAATACTCCCAAGTACCTGTCTGCCTGCGTTAGCGTAAGGATAGAGCTGATGAAATCATCGCAGCTACCCTTCACCACACTCTCGGCAATGACATCTTCGTCTCTGTAATTGTACGCAATGATCCATACAATGCTATCTGCATCTATTAGTGCTGTCATGCTCGTTGTTGTTTATGCTGGGCGGCAAATGGCCTCAGCGATTCAAGCTCCCGGATCAATGCAATGAAGTCTGCCTGCTTCATGATGGCGTACTCTCCACGTACTTTGAATATGCCGGCTTTGGTTTTAGCTGTCTGCCTGTGAAAGACCACATTCATAGCGGCCCCATCACTGGGCATCTCTTCCAGCAGTTTACCGTACGCTACCGGTTTGGTCTCGCACTTGTTCTGTATGTTGTAAGGAAGCCTACCTTGTACAAGCTCGTCGGAGTTGCACAGATCCACTTTCTGGTTGTCCCTGGCCCTGTTACAGGATCTGGAAGTAACGACATGGTGAAAGCCTATCTCCCGAAAGAGTTTGGCTGTATCCGTCTCGTACTTGTGGCCGGCAGCTCTGTTCCGTTTTCCGTTTGTCTTCTTTACAACTGGTGCTATTGTAGCCATAGGTTAGGGGTTAAGTAAACTGGGGCCGGTCATTACCGTCACCCCAGTTAGGGTTTATATTGTTGCGATGGCGTTAGCCTCGTCAATCTTACTGTCGATGTCAGCCTTCGCAGTCTGGAACTTGTTCACCACTTCCTCCAGGCTCTTAACATACTCACCATCAGTCATAGCCGCAAACTTGCTGCTGTGGTAGATGTTCTTGTTAACACCGGCGAAAGAAGAATGTACAAAGTACCTGCGTACACGCATAGCACCGTCATTGCCATAACCGGTACCGATGATGGCGCCAATGTCAGATGGGTCAATGAAGATGTTATGGGTAACAGTACCTTCAGACTGGTAGCCCTGAATGTAATTCAGCCCACCACAATGAAGCCCTTTAACACAGCTGTGATTGTCGTTGCAGTCCACCTGATCCCAACTTGGCAGGTAATGCAGACAACCTACACGTATGTGATGGCCGGGTTTGTCAACTCCGTTGTGCACGCAGTTGAAGGCATCATGGCTCTGGCCAACAACTGCCGGCTCAAATAACCTGTCCTCAACGAACTCCGGCTCAGCGTAAGTGATGGCTCCTGTATCAGGGTCAACACTCTTGGTGTACCGGCTTTTCGTAACCACTTCCTGACCTTCGTTCAGGTCATAGCGGGTAAGGATCTCCTTACTGGCTTTGTACCCTACTAAAAGGCCTTCGATGGTGATGGCAACCTGGTTGGTTGTAGCCAACTGATCGGCCAACTCCTGGCTTACTCCGCTTTCTCTCATCAGCTTAGCTGCCATATCCTTGTTAAGGTATGGGGCAGTGATGTACTCAGCGAATTTCTTCGCCTTTAGGTCGGTGAAATTTGGGTTACGAAGGAAACGTACCCAGCATTTGATCAGTGGGGTGATGTCGATTCCCTTCTCAACAGAGATAAGTATCTTGTCCACCAGAGCCTGCGGGATGTCCTTCTTTGATACCACGTCGTTGTACTTCAAATAGTACTTGTTGGTGGCTTTGTTAACGTGCAGGTACGGTGTTGCTGCTTCTACCAGCTCTTTGTAGCTTTCTTTGGTAAGTGGTATGAACTCAGCCACTATGGCTTGTAGTTCATCCATCTGCTCAACAGTATTAGCTCTTTCTTCCAGCTCTTTCATCAGTTTGTACTTCTCATCAGAGTAAGTAACGCCGAATTGTTTGCTGTTTACTGATCCGGAGATCGTGTCTCCGATTCTGTTCACGATGATCATGCTCATGGTCGATTTATTGGTGATAAATATTGTGTGCTCATTACGATACGCCCTTCCACTGCAGGAAGCCACGTATCTCTTGCTCCACCTTTGCGGGTATAGGGAGCTTGATCCGGTCAACGAACTGAAGGTACTTGTCAGTTTCCTCAGCTACGTCATCCGGGTCATCATCCTCATCCAGTGTGTCCGCCTGTGGTAAACCGGTTAATATCCTAATCTCGTTTAACAGAGGTGAGATAGAACCGGAGTACTCCATCAGCTCAGTGAACGATGCCCATATCTCAGGGTCAACAGCCAAGGCTGCATCCTGTACTTTAGGGTTACCGAACATCTGTGTAGCAACAGCTGCCACGTCTTCAGAAGAAGCCCCTGCTTCAACCATAATCTGAAACTGCTGTACGTTATCCAGGTGCTGAATGAGCGCCTTGTAAGCGTCCTGAGTAACTCCGTACTTGGAATGAGCGTGATACTCAACTTCGTTGTAGTTATCCCGTACATATTGTACCAGTACAGCGAACTTGTCAGCTTTCTCCTTGTCAAATACCTCGTAGTTCCACAGGTAGGCAAGTTGCTTGAGTTTAACGCCCAGCAAGCGTGCTGTATTCCAGCGTATAAGTGCGTTGCTCATAAAGAGTTTGCCGTTTTTCACATCCAGGAAGAACTTGGATATGTGTTTGAAATCCCGGTACATTCTCCGGTTAGACTGTGCCACCTTGATAATGCGTAGTTGACTGCCATACCAGTGATAGTCACGAACATCTACGTTGTTCAACTCTGCGGAAGGGTCACGAGTAAGGAAAGCAGCAAGGTGCATTGTTTCCATGTCCTCGTCACACCCGTAGAATATCTCTTCCTGATCCCACTCACTGATCTCCGACACCTTCACCTCTTTCTTGTCGAAGGAGTAGAACTTGGTATCGTCGTTTACTCTGTCCCTGTATCCGAATGAGTACCTTGGCGTGAACAGTACCGTCTTACCTTCCACCCTGCGGCGGTCTTCAGCTGATACTGCAGCCTCTTTGGCTACAACCTCGTCCTCTTCGGTTTCGATTACCTCTTCCTCGTCGTTCTCATCGCACACAAAGTCTTCAGGTACTTCAATGTCACTGTACATAACAACCTCAGCTGACTTCTGTAACCACTCCCAAAGAGCTGCTGCACTGCGTACATTCGACTTCGCGTTCTTGATACTTGCGTGCGACGCTGAGGAGATGCCAAACTCTGTGAACCCGATGTTAAGTTGTACAAGAGCATCCTCAGTAAGTAGTGACTCAGCGTTATAGCCATCGTCAATCCACTTTGGCGCTCGGATTCCCACAAACCCATTGTTATACACCTTCTGGAGCAGGTATTTGTCCTTGCGAACAGATACTACCTCATCCATAAGTACGATAGGGTGCAGGCTGTGGTAGGTGATGGACTCAATATCTTCCCTGTCCACCTTTTTCATGTTCTTACCGGCCTTGGTTTTGTGGGCGTAGTTAAAGAACCTCATGCTAAAGCACTGGAAAATGTTGGTGCCAAATCGGATAGACTGGTCTGGCGGAAAGTGAGGGCGTACCTCTGACAGGTCAATGATGTTTGCAAGCCTGGCGACAATTGAAGTACCAGAATGATTGTTATTCAACTGCATACAAACCCTGATCCACCTCACAAAGTCAGTTTCCTCCATCTCTTTTTGTACGAAGTCTGTAGCTATGTCCACTACGTTCTTAAAACGCTTGGCCACCATCTCCTTGGTTGTCTCAGACCAAATTACTGATTCACGGCTTGGATTAACTTCGATGTCCGAAGGATCTACTTTGATTCCAATGTTACCGTTTTTTGGCGTCATCTCCAGTTCTTCCCAATCTATGTACCCGTAGTTAACCTTATTGAGTAACAGATGTGGCTTTGACCACATCTTGTTGTCTGACAGTACAATGAAGTCATCTTCGTAAATGATGCCAGCCTTGTACTCTACGAGGTTCTTACGGCCACCTTCGTCAATTACGTTGAACTCGATGTTCTGAAAGTACAGCAACTGCGTCTTAACGGCGTCAATGTACTGCTGCTTGTGGTGTTTCTTTGCTTCAATGGTAACGGTCACACCGTTCTTCTCCTGCGTTGGCAGGTAGTGAACCTTGTGCTCACCAAACAGTACAAATGGGTTAGCTGCACCAGTCTCCAAATTCATGGAAGGTACAATGCTGTCCACACTCGAGCTGTAGATGTTGAAGCGAAACTTCATACCATTGTAGCGACTTTCCATAGTGTAGAATTTCACACCTACGGATAACGCTGACTTGGCTCCGATCCCAAACTTACCCAGTGGCAGCTTGCTCAATCTCTTTGTCGACCATCCGAGATTAAAGTACCCTCTTAATCTTTTACCCCCCAGCCCTGTACCAAAGTCTTGTATGACTATGGAATTCTTTTCCTGGTTTTCTCCCTCTATGTAAGTGATATACACTTTGTCGTCGTCGCTTAACCATTGTGGGTCATAGTACGTAGGATCCCATTTACTATCTTGATAAAGAGGGCCTTCTTTCTCCTCGAAGAAGTTCTCCACCGGAGCTCCATCGAGTATTTGTAGTGCTACGTTCTTGTCTGCTACGGAATCAATTCCATTGCAGACAATCTCGCGCACCGTGCTTTTAATTGGGTACTGATACTGGTACCTTTGCAGGTTCTCCATGATCAGTCCGACAGCAGATTCCTCGATTCCTTTTGTGAAACCTGAGTGCATCTCCTGTACCTCTTCGTTATGTACTGCCATGTTAAATGAGTTCTATTAGTGTGTCGAATGATTCAATCTCCTCAGTGTACTTCTTACCATCTACAAAGATGATAACCACCCACTGCTTTTTAGAGTTATCCACGGCTATACGGTCGACACGTCCATATATCTCTGGTTTGCCTATCGGAGTGTAGTGGACGAATTTATCCAGGTACCTCTCCTCCAGTTCTTTTTCAGCCTTTGCAAATGGGCTCATGGTGTTAATATTGTGGTGAGCATTTCCGCTGAAGCCTGTACACCGTACCTGTCACAGAAATCTGTGGGGTCTTTGGTCTCAGATTCAAGCGGCACATGGAGTTCCTCGAAAGGGTACTCCTTAGCTTTATGCTTGCCGTCGTTATCAAATAGGGTTACAATTCTTGTGTACTTTTTCTGCAAATGCGATATGCACAGCTCGGGAAGCATGGTTGTTTCAGACTTGGGTGCTACTGCTTCATAGCCGAGGCTTCGCAAGAACATAACGTCCTTGTAGGCCTTAGTGACGATACACAGCGGGCTGTTGTATCTAAGTTGCAGAAACCCCGGTACACAGATGTCAGTCCAGTTATTGCGAAACTTCTTTGCCTTCTCCTGGTTGGGAAAGTACAATTGGTACTTGTCCCATATCCTGTAAGCAAAGCCCAACCCTTTAGGGTATGATGGGTACTGCTGATCAAGTACAAGCCAATAGTTCTGTAATGCTGTCACGTTGTAGTCCTTTAGCAGCTTGGCGTCTACATTGTACCTGTTCCAGTAAGTGATGTCCCGGTAGTTCATCTTGCGACTAAGTATCCGGATATTTATGTCACTGGTGTACTGCGGCTCATACTCCACAAGCTGTGGTGCGCCGTGATCAGTGCCCATCATGTTTACATCGCTGCAAATCTGACGTACTGCCTGGTACTTGGTTATATTGTAGATACGTGCTACCAGGTCGAAAATGTCTCCGTGAATACCTGCTGCCTGATCCTTCCATAGAAATTCGTTTGCCCCGTGTCCATACTTACGCTCATAGATACCAAAGCTTGGGTCGTCATCGTTGGGCCTGATTGGCGAACGGTACTTCCCCCCAATCAATGGTTCATACTTAAGATACCGACAGTAGAGCGAGTATTCATCTACTCGCTCTAACACATCGGTCTCGTCAAATAGCAGACTGTCCAGTGGATTATCTGTCATTTGTCGGTATTAAGCCTGATTAAATACTGCTTCCGCAGATAAAGTTTCTGATGCTTCTGCTGCAACGTCAGCTGCAGAAACTCCTTTAGGAGCTGCGTCATTAAGGCCATTAGTAATCTCATGCTTGGTAAACTTCAATTTCGAGGAAGCTACCGGGATCTGCATTGGTTCAATGATGGGATTATCCCTTACAAACTTCTGACGAAAATCGGCAAAGTTCTTGGTCTTGCTCTGGCAAACCAGCAACAACCTTACAGGCGTGGCGTCGTTGTCCAAAGAAGGAGTTATCAACCTCACGAAGTCTTCGGCCAGGTTCTTAAACAGCTGCTGTAAAGTAGCCTCCTGCACGATGCGTGTCGGGAAGTTCTCTCCAGTTAATCCGGTACCACGGTACATGTCCAGCTTAGCTTTGTCGCTGGTCATAAAGCAGGTGAGGATCTGGAACAACAGGTTCTTCTTCTCGCCAATGCTGTCTCCCGCTGCCTTTTGCTGGTCAGCTGCAGAGATTGGTTTGCCATCACTGCTCTGATCAAATGGGGCCAACGGTGGAAACAATCTGATAGTCAGACCGCTACCATTGCCGGTTTCAGCATAGCCATCTCCGCCAAGAGCGGTAAATGCATCTACTGGTAAAGCTTTTTCGCCTGACTCTGCAGCGCGGAAGGTAAAAGCCAATACGCCTTTTACCGGATCTGTGATCTCAACTTTGCTGATAACCACGTTCTCATTAATCCCTACGGATATTGTACTCATATCTGGTTGTGTTTATTACGGTGTAAAATAGGAGCCCGGTTGGTTACGGACTCCTTATGATTCTGGATGTTAAAGTGTATTACTTTAAACTTCTGCCACTACAGCAGTATCTACTGCTTGAGTGAATACAACTGGCGGTGCGTCCGGTAACTCCATGGCTAACTGGTTAGGGTCAACTTCAGAGGCAATGGTTTCAGTAACAGCTTCAGCCATTACAGGGTACAGCATGAAGATGTCCACGTTCTCTCTGCGAGAGTAGTCATCCTTACCTGCATCTGCTCCACGGCTGATAACCTTTGGCAGCAATTCAAAGCCATTGGCACTTCTCAGGTTGATACCGCCAGCTTCCACTGTGATAACCTGCATGTCAATGAAGCCTTCTTCGTTTGGCTCAGCTCCGTAAAGCTCTTTCACCAACGGCAACAGAGTTTCTTTACCGTATGTTGCAGATCCCTGCTCCATAACTGATACCAATGGTTGGCCAAGGGTTTCAACTTTATCACTGTATCTGGTCAATCCGAACAGATCAATCTTTGGTGAGTCCTTTGGGGAGAATGCTGCAGCAATAAATCCTTGTGCAGCTCCTTTCATCTGAGCCCATTTACGGGTATCAACGATGTCCAGGCCGGTTCCTTTGCTTCCGATTACTGTGTACACGTTCTTGTCCTTACCTTCTTTCTGTACCACTGAAACAGTAGCTGCAGGATACTCTAAGCCGAATGTGTCGGTCATAGATTGTGAAGGGTAAACAGAACCATCAGACCATAACCTGAACCCTAAGAATTCCGGGGCCGGGTTGCGTTGCTTTTTGCCAACACCAATACGGGTTGACTTTTCTGCGTTCTCGATAGTCACGTTGCTCAGGAAGCTCATGAAATTCGGCTTTGTTGTTGGTGTCATCTTTGTCGTTTTTAGACATTTGGTGGTGAGCCGTTACCCTCACCGAATACGGATTGTTTAAGCTGGCACTGCAGCGGTCTCCTCAGTGAGGTAGATCTTGCTCCAGTCGAACTTAAATTTCTTGCCGGCTAAATGTGGGAAGCGAGAGCCCATTACAGCACCTTCGTATGTCTCGAAGTTTACCATAAGCTCATCGTTATCCCTGTACATGTAACCGATCCCATCTACTTTGGCACAGACAATCTGGCTAAGCTTTCCGGCCAGCGAAATGTCCCTTGCAGTTACCTCTACACCACCTTTGTCAAGGAGCTTTTCCTTTACGTGGGAGATGAGGATAAGGTAAGGACACACACGGGCCAGACGCTCGATCTGAAGTATCACCTCATTACGCAGGTGATAGTAACCACCACCTTTCGGCAGGTCGAGTACGGAGTCGCCGGTAAAGTTGGCTCCGATAGTGGTTCTCTTGAACTTGGCTGTAGCACTCTTTTCACAGAAGTCCTCCAGCTTGTCAATGGTGTCGATGGCCAGGTACTTGTAAGGGTACTTACCACCGTTTGCTGTTCCATCTGCTATGATGGCTGTGATCAGATCGTCTATATCCTTCACTGAGTTGATAGGAGTCTTCAATGCATTATACATATCGGCTCCTCCCTCACAGTCAAGTATTAGACAGTCGTCCAGCTCAGCCAGCGATGAGGTCTTACCCACTTTGGGTAGACTGTAGAGTAACAGTATCTTCGGATTAATCCGTGTAGCTGCTACCCTTGTTTTGGGGAGTACTGTAGGCATATCTGTTCTAATTGTTTAGCTTGTTCAAACCACGGTTCCATTAGGAAGTGGTTGTTGGGATCTTTGGGCAGGTCGTAGGCAACGCCGGCAATAAAGTCGAGGAACAATGGCATCATCCTGTTGGATGGGCCGTACCTGTTCTTCATTAAGTACAAGGCGGTGAAATAGTCGCCAAGTCCATCCTCTTTGCTTACGTTGTAGTCGTAGAATAACCCGGTAGAGATCTGAGATTGTGGTTTTACAATACCCAGTACTACGCAGGCATCCCTGAAAGTTGACTTACTGTCACCAAAGTCTAATCTTGTTGGTGTTATGGCTGCATCATTCTTCTTACCAAAGTTGTCCCTGTAAGTGGACATCATGTCGGTAGAGAACTGCTGAAGAATGATAGGAGTGGCGTAGAATAAGTTCCGCATTACTATGCAGTACTTGCTTAGCTTGTCCATAGTACCTTTGGTATCAAGGCCAAGCTCTGAAGCTGTAAGCGCCATGTGATCCAGTACTATCAATGTTACCAGGTCTGGATTGTTTTCCTTATAACCGGTTACAAATCCTTTTAACTTGGGGTTCTTCTTAAGCTGCTCAACAGTTGGTGTTGATCTGGTCAAAATACCATGCTTGGCAAAGTGCTCTTCTACCATGGTCTCAAATATCTTGGTCGGATGAAGTACGTGCTCTGTTACGTGTACGTCTTTCATCATCTCCTTAACCATACCGTAGGCCTCAATAGCCAGAACAGCATGCTCTTTGGACACCAGGTTACCGTTAACCAGTCCTTGCAGGTAGTCAGCGTGCAGGCGTAAGCCATGCTTCATGAAAATGAAGTGGGAGCACCATTTGAAAAGTTTGGCTTTCTTGCTTACCTCAAAGGAGAAGTAGAAGATCTTAATAGGACGGTTCAACTCCTTAGCGCTACTCCATGCGTTGAATACATACATGAAATCTGCCATGGTAGTCTTACCACTACCACTTTCACCACCGATGAGGTAATACCTCGCTTTATGGGTACCGTAGATGTAAGTATTAATAGCAGCAAGGCCGTTACCAAGCCCAATGTTATGACCTTCCATACCACGTTTAAGCGTAGAGAGGAATTCGTCATCTTTTCGGGTGGATTCGCTTTTCCATGTTTCCCATAACGCCGGATCAACACCGGGAGGGCAGGACTCGTCCTCGACTTCTTCGATAGGCTCTATGAGTTCCACCACTTCGGCTTCTTCAATGCTATCCAATGCGAATTGGGTTGTACTCACGTTTGGTTTCGGTTTTAATGTGCTGAGCTAATTGCTCCGGCGTTTCGTTATTCGCCAGTGCTATGTAATCTGTTTGCCAGTCTCCGTGGGCGAAGTAGTTGCCTACTGCTTTCTTGTATCTGGTACTGCTCTTGTAGTACAAAGTGGTACTCCTTACTAAGGTCAGGTAGTCTGCCCCCAGAACTTTAAGGGCTCTGGTGAATACCTTGAGGGCATCTTCATTGAATTTGTTAGTGGCGTACGCTTCTCCTTGTGCGTTGCGGCAGATGCGAGGGACTTTCGCCTCCTCTATAAACTGCATGAATAGTTTGTTCCAATCCTGATACTTGTAGAGCGAGTAGTTTGCCTTTGTTGCTACTATCAATTCGCGATTCGCGATCTGTAGTGCGGGTAGACCCGGCTCTATAACTGTACCGATTTGTGTGAGACCTTTCTCTACACCGTTGTATGACTTCTGAAATAGCGACGTGAACTTTGGTTTACCTTTGTGAACCGTCACGAAACCCTCTGTCAGCAGCCATTCCATCACTTTGCTGAGTTCCATGTTTGTTGCTTGAGGGGATGCGAAAATAGGGTTTATACTTGTACTAATTTCTCTGACTTCTTAACATCCGGCACCCGTACAACGTACTCTTTGATGCGCTTGGAATGGAAGCCTTTGATGGCCTCTTTGTACCAGTTATCGTCAGCAGTAGACAAGGCAACGAGTATGACTACACGCGCTTTGAATTCCGGGTTACCGATACGCTTACGTACTGTTCTTCCAATGCGTTGCACAAGGTTGCGTTCCTGAGAGTCAACCTGTATGATGAGCTCTTGCTCCAGGTTCACCAGGTTCTTACCTTCGTTGAGTGCTTTAACAGCGGCCAACTCGTGTATTTCTTCGTTCTGAAACCTGTCCAGAGCTAAACTGTTAGACTCTGAGTGAAATACATTTTCCCCACAGAGCTGGTTAGCCTGATCAATACTACCACACAGTACAAGTGTTCGTTTGCGTGGCTCTTCAGCTCGAAACCGATCAAGGCATTGCTCTGCAAGTCTAAGCTTGGATGGAAGATTATACAGGAATTGCATGCGCTTGGAAATTGCACCAAACTTCATGCCCTCTATCTTCTTCATCATAGCCATTTGCAGTACTCTTGTCAGATAAGTGTAACGAGCTTTCTCTGTTGTAAGAAATGACTTCTTCTTAGTTCCACCAGGTAACACTTTGTGGGTGTTGCATAAGTGAAACTTAAGAACCATTACCTCAAAATCGGATATGAGCCCGAGATCTACTGCTTCATCAGTTGTGATGGTGTGCACCGGTGGTAACAATTCCCGTATCAACAGCACACGTTCCTGATCCTTGTCCCACTGAGAGTCGGGGAATGTGGCTGTAAGTCCGAGAGCCGGACCTTTGAACTCGTACAGCCTTTGCAGGTTGTGTACAGTTAGCCGGTGACACTCGTCGTAGATGATGTAGTCGTACTTACTCAGGTCTTCCTTTGCCAGTGATGCATAGCATACCAGTTTCAGATTGTCCATTGAGCAGCCCCACTTCTCAAACTCTGCCGGCCAATCTACATCTCTCATCTCCTCAGTTGGTACAACGAGTAATCCTTTACACAGGTGACCATCAATGTTAAACACTACATCACGTAGATGTTCAATGCACAGGATTGAGCCGCGTGATTTACCAACACCGGTTGCCCATTCAAGAGTTCCCCGGTATCCGTTAGCAATCCACGCAGCTACCCCCTCTGCCTGCACTCTGATCTTGTTAGCCAGTGCTTGTTCGTCTGTTATCATGCTGCCACCTCCTCCTTTTTCAGTCCGAGGGACAGCTTTATAACATCAGCGCACTCCATGGAGCTCATACGTCTGCCATAACAGTGCTTGACAATGTCAATATCGAACTTGGAGTCCGGTTGTACGTCCATTTTCATTAAGAGTGTCCTGGTACTTGTTGTGTACATCAGGAACTTTTCTGTGGCGTCTGCCAGTGTTAGTGCTTTCATAGTACTATTGTTTTACAATGAAGAGCTTGTTTCGAGCTCTGGTTACGGCTACGTAACGAATTCGGTTACGCTCCGTATAATCGGTGCTGGCGTCAATGTCCCACTCATGTACAAGTACATAGTTGTAGCTACTGCCTTGAGCTTTGTGGGCAGTGATGCAGTAGTTGTACCCGACGTCGGCAAATGGCTTCTGGCAATCGTAGTGGTTCTTCCACAGATTCTTGCGCTCATCCCTGTCCTTTGTTTTGAGGGCATCGTCAGCAAACTTTTGGATGAACTCACGATAAGCATCGTCTGAGTCCTCGTGGATGATGTCAATAATATCCTCATCCTTAGCTTCGCTGCCTGGTACAGTAACACGGGCATTGTACACGTTGAACGTGCGCTCTTCCCGGTCAAACTTTCCGTCAATGCGGCGTACAAAGTACCCAACCGACTTTGTGCTGTGGGTAAGGCTTATCACCTCCAACTCTTCGTTGGTAGTGAATGAGATTTCCCACTTACCTTTACCTGACCACCTGAATATTGAATGCTCAGCGATAAGCTTTTCCCCTACCATAATCTTGGCGGGTTTGTTCTGGCTGAACACCAGCTTACGTATTATTCGGTTGAAGTAGTTAGCTGTGGAGTTGCGCCAGCACACCACTTTCATGTGGTCACTGTCAGCTTTGAACTCATCACAGCAAAAGTACTTCTGGAATATAGGCTCCAATACGGACAGGTTGGTACCAAGCAATTGAATGCCTGTTTCGCCATGGTCTTTACCGGACAGGTCGTAGTTTACGTAAGCCTTATCTACTTGATCGCGTATAGCAGCGGCATATCCAAGTATTGGGTTGTCTTCTGCAGTACGATGTATCTTGGTAAGGGTCAACCTGTGGATGTTGTGCTTACGACGCATAGTTACCAGAAATGGTACTGATTGTACCTCACCAACCGGTGGTATCTGCTTATCGTCACCAAGGAAGATGATCTTCAACCCGTTTTGCAGGTGTGGTAATAAGTACTTGAAGATGTCCTTTTTCATCTGTGAGGTCTCATCCATTATCAGCACGTTGATCTTCTGTATACGCTGCTGATTGAGGTAAATATCGGGAACGAACGTACGCTCCCCGGTATAGTTGTTTCTGCTCTCTTTCAATCCCAGTAAGGAGTGAATGGTACAGAACTCCAGTGCTACTTTGCACTCGCTGGACTTCTTCAAGATGCGTAAAGCCTTATTCGTTGGTGCTGTCATGGCGAACTTGATCTGTGGGTTGTACTGGTTACAGTACTCCACTAACCGGTTGATGGTAGTGGTCTTTCCTGTACCTGCAAACCCGTCTAATAGTACCATCTCGAAGTCATCCATCATGGTTACTGACTCTGGGAGTACGACTTTCTTCTGCACCATGAAGGCTACATCAGTGTCGTAATCTCTCCCCAGGTTCAGAATACCGTGGTCTTCTTCCCTTTCTTCTACTTCTACATTTGGGTTCCATTTGGGTCCAAGGCAGAAGCGGGCCAGCGCGGGAAATACCACACGCTGATCCTCTTTTAATCTGTCAAGAGTATCTTGCATTATGTATGCTTTGTGCCTTTCAGCGGTTAATTAATTGGCAGGTTTAGCCGGTATTTGTGCATCTGGCTGTACCAGCAAGAAAGAGAGAGAGTCAGTAGAAGGGTTGTACTCAACTGCTGTAATACCACCCTCTGCTTCTGCCCTCATCTCTTCTGTAAGGAAGCGAAATATGGCAGCGTACTTAAAAGTGTTGATCTTCTTCTTTTGAGATTGCAGGTGTACAGTCCTGTCGAGGAAATTGGTCATCATGCTCATTAAACCTTCGTAGTCCTCGTTGTTTCCATCATTGGAAACTCGTGCACCAAGTTCTACCAGGTTGCAGATGTCTGCAAGCTTGTCCTTTTTGAGTTCTTCGGATAACCATTTGGCTTGAGCAGGGTCAAGTTTACTCCGTGTTTTCATGTCCAACTGGCGAAGAGTTTCTGCCGCAGTGTGAACACTTTTCTTTAAGTCTTCGTTTAAGAAGTCTGCTTTCCCCATGTTTGACAGCTGAGTTTGAGCCATACGACAGAAAAATAGTATTCGCATCATATCCGTAGTTACAAATGAGGCTACTTCTTTACTTACACTCTTGTTGAATATGCCGGGGTGTGCGGCTGTTGTTACTGTGCTCATAATGATCAGTTTTTGTAGATGAGTGAATTTAGTTTGTGAAATTTTCCCTTGAACTCGTCATAGGACGGGTCTTTGGACTCCAGGTTATTAACTACCTGGGTGCATGCGTTTAATACTGTGGTGTGGTCTTGTCCAAGAGTCTTCCCGATTGCTTTGTGGGAAAAGTCGAAGATGCTGACCATGATGAAGTAGTACAGGAACCGGGCTTCCACTCTCAGTGGCTTTCGGCTCCTCATTTCCACCTCATCCCACGGCATTTCGCATACCTTTGATATTAATGACTTAACCTGATCGTGACTTACTTTCGGAGATGAGTTCATTGTCCAGGTCACGTACTTTTGGGTGGGGAAAGATTGGTAATCCATGTGTGTGTGTGTTTACTTTGTCCAGTTAAGGGTTATTTGTGTGTCTGCTTTGAGTAGTCCACTCGGTATAAATACTTTTGCTGCGTCTTGCATCAGTTGGTCGAACTGTGTTTTCCACATCTCGGCTACTTCTTTATTACAGATAGTAGTTAACTGATCGTGAACCTGAGCTACGATACGTATCCTGTCTTGGTACTCATTTGTGTATATCCATTTACGAACCATTACCATGGCGAGCTTCATCATGTCAGCACCAGTACCTTGAATTGGCTGGTTCTTCGATGCGCGCTCAATTTCTCCCAATGTTGCATCATGGTTGCCGGCTAAATGCTGTGGTATTCTGCCCTTGGCGAACTTCCAGAAAGGGAACCACCGTTTGCGGTTGTAAGGCGCAATGGTTTGT